TCCCCCTGGCAGTCAGGGCCCCCGGGGGGTTCAGATACTTCAGGGGGGTGGGGGGTGGCGCCGCTGGGGCCGCGGGGTGGGCTGGCGGGGCTGGTCATGGTCACCCCCAGTTGAGGCTGTTGGCGGGGTGTCCGCCGCGTCGTTTGAGGAGTGCGGGGCGCTGGTGGTCGCGGCTGCCGTCGCCTCGTTGTTTGTTGCAGAGGCCGTGGAGGAGTCGGTCTGCGACGGTGCCTCCGGTTGCGCGGCTGCGGGTGTGGTCGGCGGCCAGGGCTCCGGAGGCTGGGTCGTTGCTGGCGGGGTCGTAGTCGGGGTTGCGCTTGGGGTCGCGGTACATGGGTTCGCCGCACCACCAGCAGGGCGTGGTGTCGGTGTGCTTGCCGAGGAGTCGTACGCGCTGCTTCTGGTGACTCCAGCCGAGTCCGCGTTGTGTGGTGTTGCGCTGCTTCGCTGTTGGCATCAGCTCGCTGGCCCTTGGTCAGAGGCGGTGCCCGCGTTGGGCGACTTCGCGTGCGGCTGGCGTGTCGGGTCGGGGTCGCCAGTGTTGGCCCATGATGCGGTAGAAGCAGGCTTCGGCGTCGTCGATCTCGAGGGCGAGTTGTCCTCGTGCGTTGGACTTCTCGAGGTCTCGGATGACGGTGATGCGTGGGAGGAGTTCGCGTTCGAAGCGTTGCCGTTGCTCGGGGCTGAGCTGGTGTCCGGCTTGGATCTCTTGGCTGACTGCGGTGATGCGGGCGACGAGCATCCGCCACTTGTGGGCGTAGTGGCTGTCGGGAATGGCCTGCATCAGGCCACCTTCCAGAACCGTCCGCAGCTGTCGCACTTCTCGATGGTGAGCGGTTTGTCGTTCGCGTCGTAGTGCACGTGCTCGTCGTGACGATGGAGCCCCAACCAGCAGAGGAGAACCTGCATCAGTCGGCGCGCTTTGGGTAGCGGACTGGGATTGTGGTTGTCACCTTGGATGCGCCGCTGCTGCCAGCCAGTACTTCGCCGTCAGCATCGGTTCGGAGGTAGGTGACTTCGACGGCGCCATAGCGGATGACCGTCTCGGTGTTCTTGTCTGGTGCGATGCCGAGGAACTCGAGTGCGCGCACGATGTCTTCGGACTGGATCTCGTCGGGCAGTTCAGGCAGGTGCACGTCGTTCCCTCCAGTTCTCGAGGTCGCCGTAGCGGGGCCGCATGTAGAAGCTGTTGCTGTCGTCCGTGAGTGCGGCGACGATCTGGTCGAATGCTTCTGTGGCGGTGTGGCCTTGGTCGGCGTGGTGGGCGATCAGCTGGTGGATCGTCTCGTCCGGTGGGATGAGGTCAGGTCCGTCGTCGGTGTTGGCGACGTTGGGCTGGTCGAAACCCAGGCTGTCACTGTCGTTGGTCCACAGGGTGCCGGGCAGTCCGGATGGCGTGGCGATGGACACCCAGCGGCCGCGGCCGGTGCGGTCGAGGTTGTAGGTCTCGGTCATAGTCACCTCCGGACACACGAAACGCGACCGGACATGTGGGGTGTCAACGGTCGCGCTGGCGCTAGCCTACACCACGACTTGCTGAAAACCCTCTGATCAGCATGCATGTCGCATCTCACGCTCTCGCCTTTCTCGATTCCTTTGCTCGCTTGTGCGCGGCCAGCACGTCGCCGAGCTTGTACCACCATTTGCCGGTCGCCTCGTCCCACTCGCCGGCCAGGTAGCCCTTGCGGCGCAGGTAGTCCACGCGATCCCGGTTGAGCCCTTTGCCCTGGTCGCCGAGCTTGTGCGCCAGTTTGTGCACCCGACCTGCGTCGACATCGTGGCGGTTCGCCTCGTCGACCATGTGTTGGTCGATCCGGTACTCGCGCTGCATCTCCCCTGCCGCGCGAGCTGACTCGGAGATGGTGCGGCACAGCGATGCGTGGATCTCGCGAGCGTCGGCCATGACGGCGATCGCGACCACGTTCCGGCGAAGCCACTGCGCTTGGCCCAGGATGCTGCCGCAGGAGTCGGGGACCTCGATGCAGCGATGCTCGCAGATGTGACGGACCGTGGTGCCCAGCTCGTTGCACAGCTTGTCCAACTGTTGTTGCGCGCCAATGTTGTACGGCGGGCGAGACGTCGGTGCCGAGTGAGCCTCCACGCCACCCTTGCGAGATTGGTGCCCCGTCGCGGCGATGGCGAGCGCCATGGCGATGTCGGACACCTTGGCCAGGTGGTCCGCGAGGTCGTTCAACTCGCCCTCGGTCAGCAACAGTCCGTTTCGGATGCTCACTGGTTGGACTCCTCCGCGGGCAGTAGGTCGATGAGCGAGGCGTCGAGTTGGTCAGGGTCGATTCCGAGTGCGGTGCACATGATCTCGAACGTCTGGGTGAGCGCCTCGTGGGCGATCGCGGTCATGTCGACTGTGGGGATGCGCCGCTGCCAGTAGGCGACGATCTCGTCGAACGAGGCGTCCACGGGCAGGGGGCGGTGGAGTGTGTGGACTCTGTTCACGACGCGCATCAGTCGAGGTGCTCCAGGTGTGTTGGGCGGGCGGCTAATTCCCAACCGAGGTACCGCTCTTGTCCCTCGGGTACGTGGGTGACCTTCACGACCAGACCGTCAGGCTCACCCAACGGCAGACCCTTCGTTTCGGGCATCCAGCAGCGGCCAGTGATCTTCCCCGCGAAACCGTTGAGGCACCGAACCCGCTCGCCGATCGCGAACCTCGGTCGCGCCGGTGGCGCCCAGTGGACGTGTTCGTGGTTGGGGTCGACGTTCAGTCGGACGGTCTCGTGCATCATCACCACTCCCCTTCGCAATCGCAGTCGTGCTGGCCGCGCAGGACGGCCCACGCGGTACTCGTCCGATCGCGTGCTTCGCGGATCACGGCGCGCGCCCGGTATCGCCAGGTGCGTTCGTAGGCTTCGCGTTCGGCGCGCTTGCGAGCACGCTCGCGGTCCTCGGTTGCGCGCTTCTCGATGAACGCGTCGACGACATCAGCGGGATACCCGCACACGTCGATGAGGTGGTCACGGACAGGAAGTTCTGGAGACCGTTCCTCCGGTAGCACGAAGTGCTCGAAGTACCGGGAGAGGTATCGGTCGTGGTCGAACCTGATTGCAACCCTGTCGATATCGCTGATCTCGTACCCCTTCTCGATGAGGTACTCGCGGCTCGACTTCGCCGCGCTGTCGAGTAGACCATCGATGGTGATGAATCCTTGGTTACGCCAGGTGAGGTCATGCCAAATCTGGAAGTCGGCGAGCGGCGTCGGGTCGAGGTCGATGGGCTGGTGTCGGGTCACGGTGTCTCCTCGAGGGTGAGTTCGATGCGGGGGTGTGCGGGGTCGAGGCGGATGCGGTAGCGCTCTTCGGTGACGACGGTCCAGTCGTCGGCGGACAAGACGCCGGCGTCGACAAGTCCGTCGATGGCGGCCTTGGCGGTGAGGGTGAGCGATCCGACGTCGCGCTTCCTGCGGTCGGGGACGAACCAGGTGCACGTCGCGGTGACGGCCGATTCGCCCAGGGGCGCGAGTTTCGCGCTCTTCGCGAGCAGACAGGCCGTGGTACGGATTTCGCGCGTCAGGCGGGCTCTGGTGTGCCGGTCGAGGCGCTGGTTCGGGGTGAGCGGCGGCCGCGGGTACGGCAGCACGATCGTGGCGGTCACAGTCGGCTCCGCTTCCGCAGTCGCTGGGCGAGGCGGTTCGCTGCCCACGCGATCGCGAGGGCGGCCTCTCGGAGCTGATCTTCGAACCACCACCCGGGCGCAGTGAACCAGTCCCACGCGACGTCTGCGGCGCTGACGGGTGGCCTGTCGTCGTGCTCGCCGCGCGCGAGTTGCCAGTCGACGAGTTCGTCGATCTCGGCGTCCCGGATGACCGCGTCGATGCGGTCGAGGACGTCGTCGTGGTCGGTCATGCTCGGCTCGCTTTCATGCCGTCGGTGATCCGTGTGGTGCAGGGGATCTTGCGGGTCATCTGGGTGGAGAGGTTGACGCACGCCTCGTCGGGTTGGGCCTGGCATGTGCGGCACGGCACGGTGATTGCGTCGTGCTGCTCGTAGGCCGTCCAGATGGGGGTGCCGTCGGCGTCGCCGATCGGGAGGCCGCCGAGCTGCCGGTCGGGCGCGGCGATGGCGGCCTGCTCGCCTTTCTCGCGTTCGGCGCGCTCGCGGCGGATCTTGCGGGCCGCGGTGATGACGTCGCCGACGCGGACGGTCGTGGCGCCGGGCGCGCTGTAGTGGGCGGTGACTGCGGCGATGGCATCGGCCTGGTCCAAGCCGTGGGGTTCCATCGCTTCGGCCCACGCCTGGATGCGGGCGGTGTCGGCGGTGACGCGGTCGTCGAAGATCTCGGCCCGGGCGAGTGCAGTGCCGGCGGCGCGGATCGCCATCTCGGACGGGGCAGTCATGCTGACTCCCGGAACTCGGCGATCAACCGCTCTGTCGCCGCGAGGGTGTCGACGGCCCGCAGCGTCGCCTTGGTGGGCTTCGCTTCGTCCTCGACAGGCTTGGCAGCCTTCGCCACGAAGTGCGGGATCTGGGAGGCGTACACGCGGTCTGAGCGGTGCCACGCCTTCACGCCCTCGGCGATCTGGTGTGCATCGATGCCGTCGACGATGAGGATGTCGACCTCTTGGGCGATCTCGATGAGCGTCTGCCGAGGGATGTTGCCGCCCGCCCATTCGGCGAACTGGACGGCGAACTGGTTCGCGGTTCCGCTGCGCGAGGTCGCGTTCAGGTCGGCGATGCGCTTCGATGCCCGCGTCTCTCGGCGCGGCGAAAGTCCGCCGCCGCCCTGGTGAGATAACTCAGGAAGTGCGGGAGGAGAACCCTGTTCCTCTGATCCCCTGTTCCCCTGTTCCCCTGATTGAATTTGGGGGCGCTCTTCGGGCGCTTTTCGCGCACTCTTCGCGAAGGTTTCGCGCGGTTCGGGGGACTCTTCGCGATTCTCCGACCCTGAAACGCCCTGACCTGCACTGATTGTCTCGTCGACCGGCTCTCGGTAGTTCATGGTGCCGTCGGGTCTCGGGTGGCGTCCCGCCTTCGGCTTGTCGATGTACTGCCACTTCTTCCAGTTGCGCACGTACACCAGGTCTTCGCCATCGACGTTGTAGCGCGCAATGAGACCGGCCTCGGACAACCGGGAGAGACTGCGCGAAACCTTCGCGCAGATTTCGGGAGAGTTCGCGAGGTCGTGCGGGAAGGCGTCCGCGCAGAAGATCACGACCGAGTCCTTCCCGACGCCGTTGTCGTCGACGTAGGACTCCAGCGCCTTCAAGACGAGGCGGGTATCCCAGTCGAGGGTGGCGATCGTCTTGGAGCGCCAGAACTCTGGCTTCGTTGCCCGGATTCTCATGAACCCTCCTTCGGTGTCTGTCTGTCTGCGAGGCGGCAGCGCGCACACACGCGGACCGTCCACTGCTGCACTCGGGATCCGCAGCGCTCGCAGTGCGGGAACTCGCCTTTCGGCATCACGTGTCACCGCCGTCCGGCTGTGCCCACGGGTCGACTGCGGGTGTGGTGTCGGTGACGTCGGGCGGGTAAACGGTGCGGATGTCGAACCGGCCGACCTTCGCCTGCAGCCCGGCCTCGTGCGCCGCGAGGTGGTCGTCGAACGGGCCGATCAGTGGTGGGCCGCCGTCACGGCGGTGGACGAAGTCGACGACGAAGCACTCAGCCATGGGCGGTCACCCCGGCAGCGCGGTCGGCGTCGCCCCACTCACGAAGTAGGCGACGCCGCTCCGATGGTGTGAGCAGCACGGCGCGGTCGACGGCCGCGATCACTCGCAGGGCCGGCGCGCACCATGTCTCGATCGTGTCCTCCGTGGACCGCTCGAGATCCCCGACCGGTTCGACGCGGTACAGGTCGCCGCGGCCGTAGAGGCTGGCGTAGTGCTTGGCGTACAACCGGTTCGGCGTGGCGTACACGCGCTCCGGGCGCTGAGAAGGGCCGTCCACGCCCTGGTGGGCCTCGCCGCGGGCGCGGGCCTCGCACCACGGGCAACCGTCATGGTGACTGCGTTCGTGGCCAGGACTAATCAGATCACCTGGCCGCAGCCCGGAGACGCCGCCATGGAACAACCGGGGCGCCATCAGCGATCACCGCCTGTGCCGTTCGGGCCGCCCGGGTACGGGTGGGTGCAGTTGGGGCAGCACAGGCGTTCTGCGCACACGGTGAGCAGCGTTTGACAGTACCCGCACACGACGGGTCGCTCATCCTCGTCGGTGTCGAGGTACGCACAGGGGCAGCCGATGCCGTCCCAGTTGACGCAAAGTTCCTGTTCACACGCCATCACCGATCACCGCCGTTCGCGAGCTCCAGGAGCACCTCGGCGTGACATCTCAGGTCGAGCCAGTCGACCGATCCCCCACGCGTAAGAGGCGTCGGCGGGCACCAGCAACACAGGTCGCGTCCCGCCAGATCTCGTCGGACGTCCTCGAGCGTGAAGCTCATGCGGTCGTTGACGAGGTCGGAGTAGAACTGGCTGGTCGCCACCCTGCGAGCGGTTTCGGGGACCACGAACGACCCGATGCTCCTGTCCTCGGAGACGTGGTGGACCCGGTTCCAGGAGTGGACACTTCCGCGCGTCGGAGGCAGCACGTCGACTCGCCACGGGTTACCCCATCTCGTCGGCCGACCAACGTAGACCGCGCCTTCGGGCATCCGCCAGCCCTTCGTGCGGCGGCGCTGGATTCGTTGCGGTGCAGTCATTTGCAGTCACCGCCCGGCGCGGTCGGATCACCATGCACCCCGCAGTAGTTCGACACGGTCTTGTCCGGGATGCACGTGCAGTCGATCGCAATCGCGGGGAAGCTATTGCGCTGCTGCAGTTCAGCCTTCACGTTGCCGGGTGCCACCGCGGGCACCGTCGGCGCGAGGAACGGATTCGGCCACGTGGCGATCGCGCGCAGCGCGTCCCGGTAGCGGTTGTGGACATTCGCGATCGTCTGCGCGACGGGCACGCCGCCAGACTCAGGCCGGTGCTGGCCGATGTACTCGCTCATCACCGCACCTGCTCGAACGTGATGACCGCCCCGTGGAGGTCGTGGTGGATGTCGAGGAGTCGCCAGAAGGTGACGGTGCCGTCGTTCTCGAGGCGGCTGACGACGTCGCCGATACGGCGGGCCTGTCGGGGGCGGGGTCTACGGTCGTCCGCAGTCCTCGTCCCCACAGCCGCAGTGGGTCGGGGGTCAGGCCCTGGCCGACGTTGGGAAGCGTCGACCAGGGCCGTTCTCGTTTCGAGGCTGGTCATCGTGCGATCACCTCGAAAAGCGCCAGCGGTCCGCCCTCGCGCTCGCGGGCGCGCAGCTCGTAGTCGTCGGCGACCGCGGTCCACTCGGCGTCGACCGCCACCCGCAGGGGCGACCGGTCACCGAGGTACTGGCGGCGACCGCACCGGCAGTAGGTGCGGAACTGCCACGGGTTGAACGTCTCCGGCGGATGGTCGTCGGCGACGCACTCTCGGCGCGTCTCGACATCGCCGGGGAGCGCCGGAATCAGCTCGTGCTCGGTGAAGGCCATCAGGCGACCCCCAGGCTCTCGGCGACAACCCCGACGAGGTCGCGGGCGGCGGGCGGAGTAACAGCATTCCCGGCCATTCGGACTTGCTCGCGGCGGTTCCCGAGGACGACGTAGTCGCCGGGGAAGTCCATCGCGGCGATGATTTCGCGGGGCTCGAGCATCCGAAATCGAACGTCGTCGATGTCGATGGTCGGGCGATCGGCGTCGAGGAGTGATTGATGCCCGCTGGTCGTGATGGTCCGGGCGGGCTCGGCGACCGGAGTGGAGTGCTCGGCGCCCGACCCCTTGGAGCCGTTGTTACGCATCAGGAGTGCGTGACGCTCCACTGTGGTGACGGTGGGCAGTGCGTCGGCGGTCGGGATTGTGGACCCGTTCCCGTAGTAGGTGGTGACGAGGCCGTGGTGATTGCCCGACGCGGTCACTGTGCTGAGCGGATCCGAGACGGGCCGGTGCTTCGACCCGCCACCGCGCAGCTCGGCCATGAACGCGAGCCCGGTCTCGCTGCGGGTCGTCATCGTCCGCATCGGCAGGTCGACGGGCGCGGCCTGCTTGCCGTCTCGACCCTCGACCGGGACGGCGAGGCCGAAGTGGTTGCCGCTCGCGCGGATGGTCTGGATCGGTGCTGCGACGTCGCGCACTCGGTACTCGTGGGTGTGCTCGGTGATGAAGGGTCCCCAGTACCGGTCGATGCCGGCCTGGATGCGCGCCATGGTCTTCTCGGCGAGCGGCTTCGCGCGGTCGCCGATCCGCTGCCCTTCGAGGGTCCAGTCGATGATGTCGGCGGCCGGCCGGTAGAGCGGTTCCACGATCGCGTTGCGGCACCGCACGTTCGGGCAGCGGTAGACGTATTGGGCGCGGTACCTCCCCCACGTGTTGTCGTGCCGCTTGAACGCCTGCATCGCGGCGACCGGCCCGCACTCCGCGCAGATCGCGTTCGGGCGGACCACGCGGCCGAGGTCCGGGCGCGGGTTCCCTTTGTGCCAGAACACGACATACATGCGGTCGCGAGACTGCGGCGCCCCGGGCCCGAATGTCTGGGCGTGCATCGAGTTGAGCATGACGATGTGGTGGTCGTAGCCGAGGCAGTCCATCGCCATCAGCCACGCGCGGAACGGAACCCAGTGGAACGCGTCGACGACGTTCTCGACGATCACGGCGCGGTACTGGTGGACCTCGGCGAACCGCGGGACGTCCCACATGGTGGCTCGGGACCGCTCCGATGCAGCGTCGGGCAGGATCTCGCCGAACAGGTCGGGCTGCGAGCCAACTCGTTTGCGGCCCTTCGCCACCGAGTGGTTGGTGCACTCGGGGGAGGCCCACAGGATGTCGGTCGACGGGAAGTAGCGGGGATCGATCTGCGAGAGGTCCGCGCACAGATGGTCTGCGTCGGGGTGATTCGAGTTGTGGGTCTCGACAGCGAGATCCCAGTGATTCGAGGCGATCCGGACAGTCACTCCTGGAATCTGAATCGCCCCAGTGCTGGAACCGCCAGCCCCGCAAAAGAGGTCACACAGCTGCAGTGTCATCGTTGAGCCTTTCGGCGCGCGTACCGTGCGCGCAGGTTGATTCGGTCGCACTCGGCGCAGTAGCGGCGTCCGTTCGGGCGAGTGCGTACGTTGCGAGGATCAGTCCAGTCGTGGCCAGCTTTCCGGCACTTCGTCTGCGCCCTTCCCATTCGAGTCATGTTCTCGGCGTGGGTAACCGGCTCATGATGATCCGGTCGTACGCAAGCGACGTTGCGGCACAGGTGGTCCAGGTCCAGTCCGTCGATCGCCTGGCCGGTCGCGGCCGCGTAGATCACCCGGTGCGCTGGCTGGTCTCGACCGCCGGCACGCACGTACGGGTACCCGGCGGAGTTGTGCCAGGACTCGAAGTGCCAGCAGTTCCCAGGAACGGGGCGGAACGGATCGGACGGATGTGGACCGTCGACGATTCGGGATTGGAGGTCCGCGGGCAGATCAATCAAGGTCAGGGTCATAGGTCGGCTCCTGTGCCGGTGATGGTGTTGTGCTCGGCGGGGTGGGCGTTGCGCTTCTCGTTGAGCCACCACGCGAAGTAGCCGGCGGCGCCGAGGGCGGCCGAGAGCGCGGCGGCGGCGAGGATTCCGGCGACGGTCACGACGAACCGCCGTTGAGGAAGTCGCCGATCTCGCGCAGGAATCCCTCGTCGACGCTGTCGCTGTACTCGGACGCCCGGTATAGCTGCGCCAGGAGTTCGAGCGTGGCGCCGAGGCGGTCGCTCATACGGTCCGCCGCGGCGGTGAGCGATTCGTCCATCCGCTGGCCGAGGGCGGATCCGGCCATCGTCGCCTGGCCGTATGCGTCTTCGAGCGCGTCGTCGTACCGACGGACGAGATCGGGCGCCGCGGCGATGAACTCGGCACGAGGCTGGCGGAGGTGTTCGTCGCTGCCGTCGTTCGCCGAGATCATCGCGATCGCTTCGTCGTCTTCGCAGACGTACCAGTGATCGCCGTTGCGGACGCCGGAACCCACTGCTCTCCACGAGACGTCCCCGAGGGCGTCGAGCAGCTCCCGGGCGTCTGCCCGCACGTCGTCAGACATCGGACACCTCGGTGAGTAAGTGTGCGCCGGTGCACTTCCAGCAGCGCGGGCCCCACGCGGCGAGAATGGTTCGCCCGCAGTCCTTGCAGGTGGTCATGGTGTTGGTTCCTTCGTGCGTGGTGCGGAGTAGGCGTTGCGGCCGACGGGATCGACGATCTGCCAGCGCCGCGGTTTCCAGAGGGGATGTGAGGTGCGGTCGAGCGCGGCGCCGATCGTGGTCGCGTTCTCGGGTTCGAGGACGCCGTCGAGGTCAACGAGAGTGAACACCCCGGACGTCATGGCCACGCCAGCTCGCGGGCGGCGGCTTCGAGTCGATTCGCCTGTCGCCGGAGCGACGTCGCGCACTCCCAGTAGCTCTCAGGGTTGGCGGCGCCGCGGTCCGCACCGATGCCCTCGACGACGCCGGCTGCGCGCCGGACCTGCTCAGGATCGGTGTGGTCGACGAGCACCGGGACGGGCGGCGCGGTCCACTGGGTTCCGTCCCAGGCGAGCTCGCCGGACTTGATGCGCTCGATCAACCTCTCCGCGTTGCCCGCCGACCGCCGCCACGCCTCGGTGGCGGCGGCGTCCCGGCGCATGGCATCGAGGTCTTCGACCTCGCCGTCGGCGTAGTGGATCGCGTGGACGCGGTACGGGTTGTCAGTCACCGGACGGAGCCGTTTCGCTGGCGTCCTCCGTGGCGAGCCCTGTGACGGTTTCGATCAGTGCCTCGTCCCCGCGGCCTTCGGCCTCGCCGGAGGCGACGAGTCGCTCGAGCTGGTCGATCACCTTCGCGCACTCGTCGGCGGTCAGCGGGGTGTCGTCCTCGACGGTCCGCTCGATCAGCTTCTGGATGACGGCCTTCTTCTTCGCCTTGTCGGCGGCCGACTTCCATCCGATCCCGGCCCGGTCGAACAGGTGGTTCAACCGGCGCATGTCGTCCTTCGACGGGGCGGCGGTGTCCGATTCAGTCGACTCCCCCACCGCTTCGGCAGCCTCAGTGGCCGGCGACTCGGGCTCGGGTGCCGGTGTCGCCGGTGCGGCGGCGATCGACGTCGCGCCCATCCGAGCGCGCAGCTCGGCCATCGCATCGACCTCGGGCGAGGAGGCTTCGTTCCGCACCCGACGGGGGCGGCCGTCGTCATCCGGGATCGCGCTGTCCGGATCGTCAGCCGAGAACCCCATCAGCACGTCCGGTGCGAGGTCCCGGCACACCTCCATCAGCGCTTTCGCCTTGAGCATGGCCTGGGGGTCGGTCAAGTACTTCTCGTTGCCGATCAGCTTGCCCCACTGGTTCTTCCGGTAGTCACCGGTGGCGTCGTCGATCGTGGGGACATACCCGGCCTTCTCCGCGCGCTCGATCGTCCACGTCGACTCCGCGGTCCGGCCGTCCGGGGCGGCGCCGATCACCGTCACCGCTTCGTCCGACTGGGCCTTGATGGCGATCTTGTAGCCGCGGCCGGTCAGCAGCGCCGCGGCGGTGCGGGCGTAGATCGCCGGTCTGCCGCCGACCGAGAAGATGTTCTGCAACGCCTGCGGCGCATCGATGCCGAGCGCGTTGCCGTAGATGATCGCTGCGGCCGCGTTGCCGATGACCTCGTCTTCGGAGCGGTCCTTGTTGACCTTCGCGGTGACCCGGTAGATGTCGGGAACGGCTGTGGTGTAGCACATTCCGCGTGCGAACTGGGCGGCGAGTTTCATATCCTCGACCTGCTGGGCGAGGCGCACCGACGCTGACGAACGGCCGGCGGGCGTGGCCGGGAGGAGGTCGAGGTTATCGGCGGTGTCGTGTGAGAGTTCCGTGGTCATGCGGGTTGCCTTTCGTGTTGGCGGATGGTGTGTTCCGCGGCGGTGTACGCCCACGGGGGAAGATCGATGCGGTGGATGATCTCGGGGTATCCGGGCCACCGGTCCCGGGCGACGCAGTCGGCGTACAGGTCGATCGCGGGCCGGTTGAGGGACCGGCCGATCGCGACCGCCTCAGCGGGGAGTTCGATCACCGACGCGAGGTGCGGTGGCGACTTCTCGACGAGGACGAACAGGAATTGGGGGTCGTCGCCGAGCCCCGCGGCCGTCACGGCGTCGCGGTACCAGGGGTCCTGTTGGTGATAGCCGTAGTCGGGAACCGACTTTCGGACGAACTTGCCCGGGTCTGCGCTCAGCGTGGTCTTGAGATCGACGATCATCGGTCGGCCGGCGGCGACGCGGGGCATCCAGTCCGGGCGGGCACGGAGCCGGGTGCCGGTCTGCTCGTCGTGGTGGTAGATCGACAACTCGGGATCGCCGTCGCTGAAAAGGATCTCGGCCAGCGGATGAGCCAGCAGCGCCTCACACATCGCGGTGACCCGCCGGTACTCCGACGACTTCAAGGGCACCTGCCCGGCCTCACGGGCCGCTTCGCGCGCCTCCTTGGATGCCTTCGTGGTCCACGCGTCGAATCCGACGTCGACGAACTCGCCACCGATGCCGAGGATCTTCGTGTGCACCGCGTGGCCCAGATCGAATGCGTCGCTCGGCTCGCGCGGGGTCGCGCGGTCGTACGCGAACTTCGCGGGCCCGCCCGGTTCGAGGATCGTCCGGGCGCCCGACGACGACAGAGAGTTGTGGTCGGCGTGATACTCGTCGTCCGTGATCCCGGCATAGATGCCGTCTTCGGCGGGGATGGTCACAGCGCTGACACCTCCAGTAGGAGGTCGGACACCTGGGTGACGGTGCGGCCACACCAACACAGATCGAGTCGTCCGAAGTTGGCGAGGAGGTCGGTGACGTGGTTGCGGATCGTCTCGACATGCGGATCGCACATCGGCCGGGTGAAGGTGCAGCACCGATGGGCGCGAAGATCCTCAGCGCTACGCGCGCCGTGCATGGTGACTCGCCACACCGCGGGCACGTCGCACTGACACTCAGGGTGATTGCAGAGCGACCACTGACACGCAACCTCGGCGTCGAAGTCCGGGAGGGCAGCGTCGATCGCGTCCGGGTGGATCGCTGGGGCGGTCACAGGCACTCTCCTCTGTGTGCGAGATAGCATTCAGCGCAGATGGTTTCGCCCTTGCGTAGTTCGATGTCTTCGACGTCAGCGTTGGGCTTGCCGCGCGCGCAATCGACGTGCATCAGGACGGCTTCGGGATCACCGCGGTGGACGGGATGGAAAGCGACTTCGTCGTCGACGGCGATCCGTTGCCCGCAGTCAGGGTGCTTGCACCAGCCCGGGAACTTCGCCGGGAACGCCCCGCTCACGACGGAGCCGCCGTCCCGGCACGCACCTGGTCGACGAACTCGGCCAACGCGCTGAACGGGACGATCAGCTCGGCCGTATCAGCGAGGGCACCGAGGTCGACGACGAACCGGATTCGGGCGCCCGGTCCGTCGTCGAGTTCGATCGGCGCGATGAAGGCGGGCCGCACCGACGCGACATTGGTCCACTCGTCAACCGCGTAGCGGCCGAGTTCAAGATCCGCGGTCGTCTCGATGCGGATCGCCGCGGGTGCGGCCGCGGTCATCGGGTCTCGCTCACTCGCAGGCTGTATGTCGACAGCTCCCCCGGTCGATCACCGTGCTGCTGATGGAACGTGACCGACGCGTCCGGGGTCCACCCCTCGCCCTCGCACTCTCGGATGAACGCGCCGAGATCACCGAGGGTCAGGCTTCGCGTGGTTGTGAGCTCGGTCGTTCGGGTCGTGCGAGCGCGAGCCGGAGCGGTGTCCTTCACCGGTCGAACCTGGTCGCCAGGACCGGCTTCCCGCCGAGGTGCGTTTCGATCTGCTCGATGACGTCCGCCCAAGCGGCGCGCAGCACGTTGCGGGTGGGTTTCAGCTTGATCGTCAGCAGCAGCCGCCCATGGTCGGGGTTGAACCGGAACCAGCCTTCGACCTTGTAGGTGTCGAGCCCTTCCCACGGGCGAATGGCCAGGGTTACGGTCTGCGGGATCTCCAGACGCGATGCTCGGCCAGCGGCGCCGGCGGTCGCACTGGTCTCGTTGCGGTACTCGAGTGCCTGCGAGCCGTTCGACCGGTCGACTGCGGACTCGAAAACGCCCTTGCTGGTGGCGCGGATCGAGTTGATGACCTCGACGAGGTCGGCCTGGTCCGGGTCAACGACCGTGTGGAGAAGTTCTTCGACCGCATCCCCGAACTCGATCTGCGGGAGGAACTTACCGGACAGTCGGTGCCAGGCGACCCAGTCGTCGTCGGCACGCAGTTCGAGGCGCAGCCGGTTGTCGCGGAGCCCGGCACCGTCGGCGTGGTGGTCGTTGTAGACCGCTTCGACGCGGCCCTTCGTCTCGTCGCCCCACAGCGTCGAGAGTTCGGGTGCGATCGGGTACCGGTCGAGTTCGGCGAGGAACGACGGCACATCGGTGACCAGGCGGGTTCCCTCCTCGGCCGACCGGGTGACGCCGGGGATGAACTCGCGGAGGTCGACGGTCTCGACCTCGAGACCCTTGTCCTTGGTTGTGGCAGCGACCACGGCGATCCCCGGCTGGATGTTCGGGATGCCATCAGTGCTCAGATGGACGAGCTTCTGTGCGTCTTCGCCTTGGATGCTGTGGGCGACGAAGAGTTCAGTGGTGCCATCGGTTGTCATGTGTCAGTTGCCTTTCGGGGCTTGGATCTTCTCGACGGGCTCGTCGAAGAGGGGTTCTTGTCTGGGGTCGTTGCGGTGGAGTGTGTTGTCGTCGCTCGGGTACCACATCGACCGGCGCGGTTCGACGGGGATCTTCGCGGTGACGGCGTCGGCGACCTTGACCATCGTCTTGATGTCTTTGTCGCGAGAGATGCTGAGCTTCACCGTGATCGACCCCGGCTTCCCGGTCTCCATCACCGCCTCGACGACCTCGGCGAGTTTCTTCGATGCCTCGGTGTGCGCTCTGCCCTTCGCGTGCTGCATGAACACGGCCGCGAAGTCCTGTTCGTTGGTGTCGGTCACTGGGTTCCTTTCGTGGGTTGATGATTCGGAAGCAGGTGGTACAGACTTCGCCGCGGCACGGGTCGCCGCAGCAGCGGCACTGGTTCATGCGGCGTCCTCCTGTGCCCACGCGATCAATGAGTGGATGCTGCGGTCCTGGGGCACCAGGGCGGCGAGGACCATGAGCAGGCTTGTCCGCCACATCGGGCCACCGACCTCCTCGGCTTCGGCGACCGCATCTAGGAATCGGGCCCCTGCGTCATCTCCGCTCGAGTGGACGGAGTCCACGATCTGCAACGCGACCGGCTGCAGCCGGGTCGTCTCGTGGACGAGTTGCGCCCGGAACTCTCTATCGCTCATCGGATTTCACCTCGAACGATCCGCAGGTGGTCATCAGCGAGCTCGTCGTCGTCGATCTGCTCGAGGTCGCGGTCTGTCAGCCAGCGCGCGACCCGCGGTACGTAACTCGCGGCCGTGATAACCACGCACCCCCAGAAGAAGATGGCGATCAGAAACGAGTGCGGTATCGGGGAAGTGCGGACGAGGATGACGTCGAGGACGGTGTTCATGCGGGGACCTTCAGGTGAGTGGAGTTGACGGCGAGGACGCGGAGGATCCGCACGATCTCGTCGTTGGATTCGGCGATGCGTTCCAGGCAGGCGAGGACGTCGGGAGGTGGTGGGGTCTCGCCGCCGAACAGCACGTCGCGGAGGCCGGCGGTCGGCACGGAGTAGCGGGTGCCCCATCGGATCACGGGGACGGGGAATTCGTCTGCGGCAGCGAGCTTGTACGCGGCGGACTTCGAGATCCCCAGGGCGTCGGCGGCGGTCTGTAGGTCGGTGGAGACACCGAGTTCGTCGAGTGCTTCGCGGGTAATCATGTTCGGGCTCCTCGCCCCCTCCGTGCCGCCCGGGAGATCGCGGCGAGCAGTTGCAGAACCAGGGCGAACGCCTGGCTGGCGGTCAGGTGGATGTCGGTGTTCTCGGGTCCCGCGGTCGCGATGATGATCCGCGGGCCGGCGGGACCGGTGCCGGTCGTGAGGTGGATGTCGCCGTGCTCGGTCTCGATCGGGACCAGCGCGTCGTCTAGCAGGATGTGGGTCATGAGGCCGCCTCTTCCGGCCACTCGATCCTGGAGGAACGCTCGACAACCGCTGTGGCGCCGAAGGACTCGAGTAGGTCGGCGCGCTTCTTCGCCGTCGTTCGGGACGCATACACCTGATTGGTGACGGGCCACACGAACTCGTCGGTGTTCATGATGTCGATGTAGTTGCCCTCGGGACGCCATCCCGGTGGGCGCCAACCGGGAACCGGCTCGGTGTGGATCTCACCGCCGTAGTCGACGTCGTGATGGGAGCCTTCGGGGTAAGCCACGACACGGGCGCGGTACAGGTAGTCGCCGGAGAACTTCACGCCGGATCACCGCCCCGGAGCTCACGTGGCAGTTCGAGGGTGCCGTTCTCGTCGACGTACTTGGTGATGCGTTTCCAGGCGTAGTCCTGACCGCGGGCCGTCAACTTTCCTGTCGCCCAAGCGTGCCCGTTCTTCGCGGTGCCCTTATCGGTGAACGCCAGTCCCCGCTTGAGCGCATCGGCGGTCGCGTGCCCGGTGTCGGTGCGTTCCCCACGGATGAACAGCCCGATGTGGCCGAGGAACCGCATGACGTGTTCCTGTTTGATCGTGATGTTCCTCTGGCGCAGCCCCCATGTGATGACCTCACGGGCGAACTCCTGACGGTGCACCGACGAATCGGAACCCGTGTGCGCTTCAGCCTTCGCAACCAGCGGGGCATCCTTCTCGATGCGCGCGGACAGCATCTTGTTCTTCGCCTGCTCGACCTCGACACGCTCCTCGGCGTCGACGAGCTTCCGTGCGTACTCCAAGGGGGTTAGCGTCTTCACCTCGGCGACCTCGGCCTGGCGGGTCTTCACTGCGAAGTAGGCCTGCGCCGCCGCGACCTCGCGCTTGCGAGGATCGCCGTTCATCGCGACGAGGTACGCGGCGAACCGAGTCAGCTGGTAGTCGGTTCTCGGTCGCCCCCCTGACTTTTCAGGGTTGACCCTGAAAAGGGTGCGGACGTTGAACCCCTGGTTGTGTGCAGCGACCTTGGCGCGTTCGATGACCGGCTCGAAGTCGGCCCACCGTGGGTAGCCCATCTGCACTTGAAGCCATCTGGCCGACCAGCGATCCTCGCCGCCCTGTGAACACGGGGTACGGCCAGCGTCGAACGGTGATCCGTCGGCGGCGTGGGGGGTGATATCGTGAGTCACGAACTTCTCCAATCGGTTGTTCTGGCCCGCCCGGTGTGTCCGCACCGAGGCGGGCGTTTCAGTTCTGCGGGAAGTTGGTGGCCGAGGCGGTTCCCCCCGCCCCGGCCTGCGCGACCGCCGCGGGGCGAGGGGTCCCCTGGTCGCGCTCTCCACACCCGCAGCCCTCGGGAGTGGAGTGGTCCGTGAATCGCGGGCGGGAGTCAGCCGTCAGGGCACGGACGAAGCCCGAGCGGTCCTGGTATGGAATCGCCTCCACGCTCATCGCGCGCCCGGCCTCCGCTGGCCCAGGCTGCGACTGCCAGCCCGACCGCTTCAACATGCAAGCGCGGCAGTGGAATCCGTCGGACTCTTCCCAGCCCTCGGCGACCATTCGCCGCCGCGCAAGCCGGGCCGCCTCGGTCGCATCAGCAGCGGCGACGCCGTGGTGGGTGACCTCGCGTCCGCAGCCGGAGTCGCACGCGACGACGACCTCGTGAATCGTGGGGACGCAGTCGCGGTGGCGGTCGTCCCATTCCCGTCCGAAGTCGTCGAGTTCATCCGCAAACTCGCACTGGACGAGGGCCTGGGTGTCGCAGCCCTCGCAGACGAACTCGGCGCTCGCGCTCATGCCCGCACCTCGATGTCGTCCGCGACCGCCGTGAGTTCGCACTTCGATCCGTCGGGCAGCTCCACAACCAAGGCGACGGTCCCGTTGCATCGGAACTGCTCGATGCCCAGCACTGGGTGCGCCTCACGTCGTGTCGGGCGCCAGACTGCGGCGCTCATGCGACACCAGCTGCGTGGGTCTCGGACGATGAGTCATGACCCACTGCGTCGTCGAGAGATTCCTCGTGGGCCTCGAAGAGATCCTCCCAGGGAACGTCGAGGCGGGCGGCAATGGCGATGCCGAGGTCTTCAGTCACCGTCCGCAGCTTCCCGGTCTCGATCAGGTAGATCGTCGACTGCGTGCGGCGCACCAGGTACGCGAGTTCTCGCTGGCTGTACTTCCGCTGCTTGCGCCAGCGGCGGATCTGGCCTCCGTCTTTGACTCGCATCCAGACCTCCTTGCGTCTGCGTGGGGGGCACCGGCGGTGCTTCGTCTTACTCATCTTGGACTCCAATCGTCTGGTTGACAAGTGGATCATGAGTCATGACCCAGCTACTTGTCAAGATGACGAGTGGGATTCGCTACCGCTGACGTGCGATGACTCATGATCCACTTGTCATAGAATTTCTGTGCGACACGTGCACGAGTGGACGACAAGCTGGGAGATTCATCGCCATGTCCGAACCCACAACGCTGGCCGACTTCGTCGAGCTCGCCTCCCAGAAGCACAACAACGCTTCAGGGCGCCGGCTCGCCGAGATCGCCGCTGCTCACGGGTACGAGGTCTCGCACTCGACACTCAATCGCATACGGCGAGGGACGTATGGGTCGGTGCCGACCGAGTCAGTCCTGAAGGCCGTTGCCTACCTCGCCGGTGTTCCCGAGGAGCGCGTGCTGTCAGCTCCTGACGCATCGTCCGGTCGGCGGCCTGACGTCATCTTCGATGACTGGCAACGCGCGAAGGCGAAAGTGCTGAACCTAGAAATCGAGTACGCGATGGCTCGTGAGATCCCCATCGATGAAGCCGAGGACGAACTGTCGAATGTGCTGCAGATGGTCTTCGACACACGCCAGGGGCGACCGTGGACCCCGCCTTGGCGCCCGGGCGACGCTTTCGATTCGGATGACGAACCGTGGAAGTCCGAGTGGTGGGCGACCAGTACGCCGATCAGTGCAGCCGACCGGTTTGAGGAGTTTGGCATGGGAACGCCTGAGCAGCTGGAACGACTCAGGAGCACCAACGAAGTGATCCACCAGGTCAGCCTCGGTTGGACATTGATCGACCGCCACGGGGGGCTCGAGGAGTTCCTGAAGTGGAAACGCCAACAGGAGGAGACAGATGACATCACGACGGAACCGCCGACTGAGGTCCGCACGAGCAAAGCGCCTGAAGGTCAGAAGACCCGCGGCAGGGGGAGCCTGCCGGACAAGATTCGCGATGCCGGTGAGCGGCTGACAACTACCAGGACTGGACGCGCGGTCGCCGACAGCGCTCACGCGCTTGACATCAGCCAAGCGCGTGAATCCAGCGATGATGTGTTGCGCGTCTCGTACGACGCCCCTCCTTCTGTTCGGGCGCGTGCGATCAGGATCGAGATGGATGGGAGTGTGCACGCCGAGCCCGTAGACATCCCGGTTTCCGCAGGCACTGTCGAAGGCGCGTTGCAAGAACTGCTCGATCGCTACGCGAATCAGGGGTTCAAGGTCGACACAGACACCCGCGCCGCCGCAGACAAAGGGGCCGACCTATTCGCGCACGGCAAGCAGTTTGACCTAATCATCGAGCTCAAAGGTTCGGGGAGTCAGTTCGGGCCGCCGGCCGATCTCGTACAGGCCGCAAGGCAGTACGCCATGGAGACCCGAAATAGCGACGTGCAGGCCGCGTCGGATGCCGACGACCGCCAGTCCGACTACGAGCTGGCGAACCGCCGAGGCCGAGGCCGGACGAAGGGCGAGCAGATCCGCGAACAGTTCGACAGGGACGCCGAGGCCGGCGACCCCGAGGGACCGGAGAGCGGAGCGTGAAGGCTCGCGAATGGTCCTACTGGACGAGAAACAAACTTCAGATTCTCGAGGACTACCTGCCAGCGTTTAACAGAGCTGGCAGTTCCGTCTCGCAGAGAATCTATATCGACCTAATGTCCGGCCAGCCTGACAATGTCGAGCGACACACGAAGGTGAAATTCGACGGCTCTCCGAAGATCGCCCTCCGCGCCGACCCTGGATTCACCGTGTTGCGATTTGGAGAAATCGGCCGGAAGGCCGACCTACTTCAGACGGCACTCGCGGAGGAGTTCCCAGGCGATGATCGATACCGCGTAGTGAAAGGTGACTGCAACGTCACAATAGACGACACTCTTGCGGACCTCAGGGACATACGCTGGGCGCCAACGTTCGCATTCCTTGACCAACAAGGAGCGGAGATCCGCTGGGCCACCATCGAGAAGCTGGCCCAGTTCCGGCGCAACAACCGCAATCTGAAGGTGGAACAGTGGATCTTGATGTCTCCTTCGATGATCAATCGAGAGGTCAGAAAGTCTGAATCATATCGATTGCGCGTCACCCAGCTATACGGCACCTCCGAGTGGCTGCACATCCAAGAGGCCCTATGGCAGCGTCAGATCACCGCTTCTCAGTATCGAGCGGAGATGGTCAACCTAATGCGACATAGGCTGCAGAACAGCCTCGGCTACAAGTTCACCCAGCGAATCCCGATGAAAATGTCCACCAATAAGATGGAAATATTCGACATGGTTTTCGCTACAGACCATGAGGTAGGCGACAAGATTATGCGTCACCTATACAACGAGGCCGCCAAACGCGAACCGGAGATGATGCGACGAGCGAAGATTGCCAAGGAGGAGAAAGAACAGGAGGACCAGGGAATCTCAGGATTGTTCTCGACGGCGGACCTCCCCGGGGCCCGGTCTGGTGCGTCAGGGTCAATCCTGTGGGAGCCCACACCAGTCTGGGATCCAGCCAGTCGGCCGTGGTGGCCCTCAGGCTAGCCCGCGGCGGCACGAGGAGGCATCTCGTCCCAGAGCTGTCCGTCGAGCTCGCGACCGAGAGTCTTGGGTGTTCGCCCGCCCCATTGCTTGAAGAAGAACGCGACTTCCGCGTCCGCGCAGGCGTCGCGAATCCCTCGTACCCAGTTCACATCGACAGGCCTGTATCCGTGGCCTGACTCGCCTCCGGCTATGACCCAATGGATGCCGTCGAGGTCGATTCCGTCGAGAGGCCCGAGTAACGGTTCGCAGGACAAGAAACGAACAGCAGCCGGAACATCCCGGAGGTGGTCGACACGATCCAGCACATCGGCGGATTCCACCGAGACGCCCATCCAACAGTTGTCGGGCCAGTCGAGTTTCTCCGCGACGCGGCGCAGCCGAAGGCTCCGTTTGGTGAGCACCTGGTATGTGTGCTGCGGTGTTTCGCGCATGACGTCGAAGACATCGCGGATGAAGTCAATCGGCACTCGCGCGTGGAAGAGGTCGGACATGCTGTTGACGAAGACCGTGCGCGGCTGGCGCCACCGTTTCGGCTCGTCGAGCGCCTGCGGATGGATGGTCAGCCCGAAGCCTGGCCCGGACGTGCGTGGATCGCCGTCGTTCTGGTACTTCGCGGACCCCATCGCCTTCAGGCGCTTAGCGAGGGTTTGCGCGTAGCAGTGGTCGCAGCCAGCGGACACCCGGTCGCAGCCGGTGACCGGATTCCACGTCGCTTCGGTCCATTCGATCGCTGACTTGTCGGCCATGATGATGCATCCTATGTCTCGGGAGAATCGGACAGGCATGCCTCCGCGCGGTGATGGTCGCACGCCGGACCGACAGGACATGATTCTGATGAATAACATTAGCGTAATTCGTTGTCCCACACAGTATTTGTCGGAGCGTGTCGCTATCTTGCCCGTTATGTCGAGATACCACCCGTGGCGAGACGCCCGCCGCCGACGCCACCTCGCGATCGAGTTCGTCGACGACCTACCCGCTGGCGTCCGGGGCCGGATCACCGGTGACACGATCGAGGTGAACCGTCACATGCTCGGCGACGAGCGACGGTGCACGATCGCGCACGAGCTCGTCCACGACGAACGCCGCATCTTCCCCACCGATCGAGTCCTACGGGCGCGCGAGGAGCTGCGGGTCGAGCGGATCGCGGCGCGTCGGCTGGTCGCGCTTGATCGGCTCGTCGACGCGCTGGTGTGGACACGGCGCACCGAGGAGGTCGCCGAAGAGCTGTGGGTGGACGTCCCGATGCTCGTCGCGCTGGTGCAGTCGCTCACCGACCGTGAGCGCGACTGGATCGACACCCAGCTCCGCGAGCGCGGCGTCGCATGACCGACGACGACCGCGCCGTGCTCGACTTCGCCGAGCTCCGCTGGAACCACGGCGGCAACCAGGCCGACGCCATCCGATCGCAGTTCGACATGTCGGTCACCCGGTTCTGGCAGCGCGTGAACGCACTGCTGGACGACCCTGAAGCGCTAGCGTATTCACCACAGCTCGTGAATCGCCTGCGCCGCATCCGATCTACCCGAGCCCAACGGAGATCCCGACCATGAATCTATCCACCTGATGGCGCGCCCACCGCTCCCCCTCGGCACCTGGGGCAAGATCACCCGCAAGGAGATCACACCCGGACGGTGGCGGGCCCGCGCGCAGTACCGCGACTTCGACGGCAAGACGCGGACCGTCGAGCGGTTCGGGGCGTCGGGCGCGAAGGCCGAACGGGTGCTGGTCGACGCGCTGGCCAAGCGGCAACGACCCGCGGGCTCGGTCGTCGACATCACCCGCGCCACCCGCATCTCCGAACTTGCCGCGCTCTGGCTGGCCAAGCGTGTCGAGTCGGGCAAGTACGCCGCCGGGACGCTCGACAACGACCGCGAGCTCATCACCCTGCATATCGTTCCCGGCGTGGGTGACGTCCGGGTCGGGGAGGCGTCGGTCGGCGTGCTCGACGCGTTCATTCGCGCCGTCCCGACCGACTCACGGTCCCGGCAGTGCCGAACCGTGCTGTCCGGCATGCTCACCCTCGCAGCGCAGCACGACGCGATTGAGCGGAACCCTATGGTCGACACCGCCCGTCGGTCGTCGAAGCCCATGACTGAGGCACGCGCGCTCAGCATCGACGAGCTCCAGCAGTTGCGGATCCGGATCGCGACATGGTCCGGGACCAACCAGTTCGGCCCGAAACGCGGCGTCGACTTCCCCGACCTCGCCGACTGCCTCATCGGGTCCGGCGGCCGCATCAGCGAGGTCCTCGCGTTTCAGTGGGAGCACATCCAGTGGGCCACCGATCTCGCCCCGGCGATGGTGTATCTAGCCGGCGCCATCAACAAGCGCGGCGAGTACCAGCCGCGGCCGAAGACCGCGACGAGCCAGCATTGGTTGATCCTGCCCGACTTCATGGTGTCGGCGCTTGAGCGTCAGCGGCAGCGCGAACTGCCGTCGAACGATCTCGGCCTGGTGTTCCCGTCGCGCGACGGCGGGCCGCGCACGACGGCGAATACTCGTCGGCAGTTCCGGGACGCGCGGCGAACGGTCGTCCTCGGCGACGATGGCGCCGCAGATGGTCCAGCCGACATGTTCGAGTGGGTGACGCCGAAGACATTCCGGAAAACCGTCGCGACGCTCCTGGCCGACGAGATCGGTATGGAGGCGGCGGCCGAGCAGCTCGGTCACACGTCGCCGGAGATCACGCGCCGGCACTATGTGCAGCGCAAGCTGGTGACCGGCGATGTGCGCCATGTGCTCGATCGGCTCGCGCCGGTTTCTCGTGGGTTTTCCGTGGGTGCAACGAAAAACGGCCCCACCCCGGTTGCGGGTGAGGCCGTCTGACCTGCTCTTTTCGGTGGAGCTATGGGGAATCGAACCCCAGACCTACTCGATGCGAACCGCGCTGCGCGACAGTCTTTTTGCGACTCGCGGGTCCCTCCAGTCCAGGTCAGGGCGCTTCCAGCGTTCTCCAGCTTCCCATCAGAGCGGGCCAGTCCTGCCGTTTTTCGTGGGTAAAACGTGGGTGGTCGCCGCCAATGCAAGTTAACTTGCATTACGAACAGCGACAAGGTAACTTGTAGGTATGCAGAACGAGCCGGTTGTCGCCCCCAGTGCCTACAAGCACGGCGTCGACGCCGACGACACCCTGCACGCGTTCAGCAACCCGCTGTTCGTGCACCGCGACGACGAGGGGTTCACCATGATCGTGGGACCCGCGACCGATGCCCACCTCATCGAGGTCGGCTACATCGTCGCCAGTGACGGCACGCCGGTCATCATCCACTCGATGCGCCCGGCCCGACCCAAGTTCATGAGGTGATGACGATGCCACGCACAACCGAAGAGATCCTCGCCCACGCCGACGAACTGGCCAGCCGATTCGAGAACGACTTCGAGCCCACCAGCAGCTCGACCGTCGACGCCCTCGACGGGCTGAGCAAGGCCGTTGTCGAAGCGGCCAACGCAGAGAAGAACGTGCGCCTGTGGGTGGAGCAAGCCCGGACACAGGGTAAGTCGTGGGGTGCGATCGGTGGGGTCCTCGGGACCACCGGCGAGGCCGCGCGCCAGCGGTACACGGTCACGAAGCCCCCGCCGCGCAAGACGGCCACCGCGACGGCACGCGCAGCGAAGAAGAGGGCACCAGCAAAGAAAGCGGCCGGCACCCGGTAGTCCCCTGCAACGACAGAATCGCCCCCGATCCTCAGCGTGAGGTCGGGGGCGCTGTTGTAAGCCACCATGCTGTGGCGATGCAGATGACGATGGCGAGAATGTCGAGCAGCATGCCGGTTTGACGCAGCCGGCGGTCGAGCGGTTCCGTTCTTAGTCGGATTCCTGCCAGTTTCGCGGATCGTCCTTCGGGTGACCGCGATTGAAGCTGGTATTCGATCCGAGACACCGGTCTGCGCACCAGTAGCCATCGCTGGCTGGCCTGTTGGCCGGGACGCTCAGGCCGAAGTCGACGCTCGTTCCGAATGCTGCAGTGCCGCCGCAGCGTGAGTGGATCCACATGCACTGCAGGTTATCTATCGCGCGACCGCGCGACAATGGCGTGGTGATCGATCGCGAGGTGCTGCGCGCCGCGTCGGAGGCTGTGCGGGTGGTGATGCGCCGCCAGCAGGCGAACCGCCAGGCCGCCTTGGACGGCGGGTGGGCGGCACCCGACCCTGAGCTGGAAGCGCTGGGGGTCGAGTGCGACGAAGTGATCTACGGCCGGCGCGCCGAGGCGCCCGACCTCGCTGACCGGCTCGCGCAGGTGCTCGGCGACGACTGGGAACCCTGACAAGGGTGAGCGCGACTGCAGAGAAGCTGAATTTACTCCCGAGGCGCTTCACGCTTCACTAGGTGCGAAGCGCCGACAGTGGCGGCGACGATCGACGGAACCATGATCAGAGCGTTGACGTCCGCAAACGTGACGAGACAGTACGAGATCGCACCGAACAGCAACCCGACTACCATCAGCGCCAAACTGACGGCGTCGACGCGACGTCGGTGGGGCCGTTTAACCGTCGTCGTCACCTGCCCTCCTTCTACGCCTGATCACCTTCAGAACCGTCCAGGTGGTGCGTTCTCGGCCGTTCTTGACGATCTTATCTTCGCGGATCTGGAGCCGGAAGATGTCGCTGTTGCTGATAGCCAGGCCCTGGGTGACTTGGCTCAGGAAATCGGCATCCTCAACCGTCGCTTTGCGCGTACGGCCGGCGGCCCTAACCCGCCACTTTGTTGGGTCGCCGAAGTCGATGGTCTGCATCTGCGCGTCGACTTCGAATGTGTTGGCAGACTCCTCGACCTCGTCCTCCGGCGCAACGCTGTCGTAGTCAGCACGGTTGAGGCTGAACGAGTCGGGCGCTGGCGTCTGTTCGGGTTGGTCGTCGTCTGCCGGCGGTCCGCTAACCTCGAGCTCAGCCACCCGATCGTCGCTGAGCGGAGCCATGATCTCGCGCAGCTGCTTCTTTCGTCGCCGTTTGCGTTTGTTCAGCTCATCCCAGACTGCACGCGGGACCTCGTTCACCGTGTTGTCCTGCCACGAGATCTTTACGTTGCCGTTCTCGAGGTGCTCGAAATCCTCTACCTCTGCCCGTGCGGACCTAGTCGACCACTCGATGAGTTGCGCGATTGACGGGATACCGGTGGCTGCTGCGACGGCTTCCCAATTCTCGCTCGCCACGCGAATCGCCTCGATGACGAAGGAGCCCTCCCGTGGAGGGCGAACCAACACCTGTGAGTCTGCGGGGCCTTCGGAGTGGAAAGCGCCTGCCTTGTCGAAGTCGCCGACGATGCCCGCCAGGCCACGGAGAACGTCAGCTACGTCTACTGCTCGCAGCTCGTCAAGGTCGGTCTCTGACTCTTCATTGCCATCGAAATGCAGTGTGACCGAATCGAGAACCTTACGTGTTTCCGGCATCTGCGCATCATAGCGACGGGTTCTGTGACTGGCTCCGCTGTCGTCCGAACAGGTGACCCAAGGGATAGGTCGGGCCTCAGGTCCCTTGGGGCTCTCCGCGCGTGAAGTCCAACTTCAACCAGCCCCCAGGCCCGTAGACGGCCATCAGTTCGTTAGATGTCGTCTGTTCGTTGCCGTACTTATCCGCCTCGTGCTCCGTGGTGGTGACGAAGTACAACCGCAACACGCCATCTTCGATTTGGTACCCAACGTTCGCGTTGAACCAGCTGGGTGATCGAGGATCGACGTCCCGGGGCGTGTGCAGCCAGAAGCCGGTGCCAGATTCGATTTTCGCCATGGCACGGATTGAAACACACGGCTACGACAGGCACAGCCGCGTCCGCGTTGGGTCGTGCCTGTGCTCACGGTTATGGGCGGGGGCAGAGGTCTCAGAAACGAGGAAACGCCCCGGCCGTGGTGGTGGCCGGGGCGCTCTCCTGACGCGGCAACCCCTCAGATGCCGCGGCGGAGGGATTGCCGCGGCTTCGGGGTCGACGCAGGCCTACATCATGGCACCCGCGCACAACGCTCTGCCGGTCGCCGCGTGTTGGGGCCCAGTTTCGGATGCCATGGGGCGGGTACCACGCTCGCCAGGTCGGAGTCGATCTCGTGTCGAACGACGCTGACCAAGGCGCCCGAGTTGAGTCACCAGCCCGGGCGCCGCTTAGCGTCAGGTGGTGAGCCACACCCCGATGCTCGTGTAGCTGCCACCGGTCGGGTTGGTGATCGACACCGGCACCGCACCGCGATCGGCGACGGCCAGCGCATTGCCCGACGTCCGTCGGTACAGCTGCCGCAAGCTGCCGTTCGACACGACCGATCCGATGTCGCCGGACGACAGTCCGATGTCGAACCCGACGACCGCGAGGTGTCCCGACCCCGATGGCGAACCCGACTGTGTGGTGCCCGAACCGCTGCCGGTCGCGCCGCCGGTCATCGTCGATACGCCGGTGTACGACTGGACAGCGACGATGTGAGCGCTCGATCCTGACCGGTCGACCTGGACGTTGCGGGCGCCGGCGGCGAGCCCGGTGATGCCGTACATTGCGGCGTTGCTGGTCTTGCCGACGAGGGTCATCGCGACACCGTCGACCCGGGCGGCGCTCGTGACATTGCCCGCGACGAACACGATGATCGCCGCGCCCGCACCGACGGTCAGGTTGACGTTGGTCGTCGCCGCCCCCTCGACCACCAGTGAGTTGTCGGGTTGGACGTTGTTCGCCGCCCACTTACGGGTGGTGCGGAACCGCGGCGCAGGGAGAACCGCCGGCTACGCCAGATCGCCGGTGACGAGCCACAGGTTGGCGGCACGCTTGCGCAGTACGAGCGCCGAGAACTGGGCGCGCGTCGTCGGAGTCGGAACCGCGGCCTGTACTGTCACTCCGGACGCGCCGACGATCGACACCTTTCCGGCGCCGATCTGGTCGACCTCGATCACTGTGCCAATCGGGAAGTTCACTGTGTCGGTCGGGATGGTGATGTTCACCGCGGACGCGGAGGTGACCTCGACGGCCTTGTTCGCGTCCGTCGCGACGAGGGTGTACGCCCCGGTCTGGGCGTTGATCGTGACGAGCTGTGCGGCGAGAACTGAGGCGTCGATCATCTGCTGGATCGACACCGATACCGCGGTCGCCAGCTTCGCGAGCGTGACCGCCCCGTCCTGGATCTTCGCCGTGGAGACGGTGTTGTCGGTCGGGGTGCGGGTGTCGGAGAGACGAGCATCGTTGCCCTGCGTCGCGGTGTTGGCCGTGTTGCCATACAGCACCGACAGGGTGCGATTTACGTCCAGCGTCCCGCCGCCGGACAGGCCGGTGCCCGCGGTGACGGTGCGTGAGTTCGGGACGGCGTTGACGATGCGGGAGTCGTTGCCCGCAGCCACCTGTGTTGACCCAGTGCCGACCGGGAGGCGGGCCGCGTCGAGGGTGCCGGTCGCGATCGCGGCCGCGTCGTGGGCGTGCCCTGTGTCCGACTTCCCGGACAGTCCATCGTCGAGCTGCTGTTTGGTCGGCGCGTGCGTCGGACCGGTCGCGGCGCCCACGGCCACGGTGCCGCCGGTGCCACGCAGCGCGAGCGTCGTCGCGGTCGCTGCCGAGGTGACCGGCCACGTGCCCTGCACGCCGCCCGTCTTGGTGCCGTACGCGACGTTCGCTGTCGAGACCTCGTCGACCTTCCCGTCCAGCGCAGTCTGCGCGGCAGTGCTGATCGGCTTCGCGAGATCGCTGGTGTTGTCGACGTTGCCGAGTCCGACGTCGCCCTTCCCCAGGACCACGATGCCCTGGTACCCGTTCACGCTCGACACAGCGTCTGTCGGCGCGACCTGGAGCACCCAGGATCCCGGGTCGGATGGGTCGGCGCCCTGGAGCGAGTACGTGCCGCGGCCGGGGTTTCCGAGCTGGATCGCGGTGTCACCTGGCTGTACCTGAGCTGGGGTTAGGGCAAGCCTCTCGGCGGTGCTGGTGACGACCACCGACTCGTGCGTGGCCTGTGCTGGCATCTGCGATGACAGCAGCTTTCCGTTGCTGTCGAGGTCCGCCTTCATGGCGAGCGCGGGCACCGTGGGCTCGTCCCAGGTGCCGCCGAGATCGCCGGCAAGCCGGACACCGCCCTTGGTGGTGTCGGTGGCGTCGGGTACCCCGGCCGCCACGACGTCGGCGGCTTCCTCGGCGGATGCTGCGGCGGCGGCCGCGGACGTGCCGGCGTCGTCGGCGGAGGTCTGGGCCGAGCCTGCGGAGGTGGCGGCGTCCGTCGCGGATCCGGCTGCAGCGTCGCGCGCGAGAACGGCGGCGGCGCGAGCTGTGTCGGCGTCGGTCGCGCGATTGGCGGCCTGGCCCGCCGAGGTCGCCGCGGCCGCTGCGGACGTGGCGGCGTTGTCCTCGCTCGTCTCGGCGTTGGCCTCGCTGGTGGCTGCGGCGTCGGCGCTGTTGCTGGCCGCGGTCGCCCGGTTCGTCGCTGTGTCACGCGCAGCTTCGGCGGCAGTGCGCGCGGTCTGCGCCGCGGTGCGCTCGGTGGTCGCCGTCGATGCGGCGGTCCCAGCGGTCGACCCGGCCGCTTCGGCGGCCAACCGGGCGGTGTCCGCCGCGGTCGCCGACCCGGACGCGGCGGCTGCGGAGTCGATCGCCTGCTGGATCGCCGGGACCGGCACGTCGTCGGAGGTGTTGTCCGACATCGAGAACACCAGCGACGTACCGACGACGAACACGTCATCGATGCCGCGGCCCGGATCGCCCTGCATGCCGCGGATGTCCTTGCCAGCCCCCTCGGCCGGCCAATCGGTGCCCGACCAGATGTAGATCAGCCTGTCCGACCAGACGTAGACCACGAGGCCGGAGTCGTTCGGGCCGAGGTTGTCAGGAAGGTCGGCGTAGGTGTCGACGGCGGCGTCGGGTTGTAGACCCTGCCCGTCACGGCCCTGGATCACCAGGACCTCGACGTCCTCGACGGCCGGGGCGTCGATCACCTGGACCTGGTTGTCGGGTACCTCGATCTCGATGTCGCTGTCGGTCCAGTCAGGCACTAGGGGGGTCGACACGGGTCACCGGTCCTCTCGTCATCGGTTTCGGGTTGCCGTTGGTTGTGTCGGGCGTCTTGATCCACAGCCAGAACTCGTCGCCGTTGTCGATGGTGTCGAGCACGGTCCTCTCGATGTGGGTCGACACCTGGGAGCCGTCGAGGTTGCAGGGGATCTGGATCGGCGCGTGGCCTTTCCCGTATGCCTCGAAGTAGGCGGTGGTCCCGTCGGGCGGGGTCCACAGCACGCGCGCGATGATGCGGCCGTCGTCGTCGCGCTGGGCAAGGCGGAGCCGGAACGCGATGTCGATGTCCTGACCCTTGTAGATAGTCAGTCCACGCCAGGGGATTTCGGGATTCCATGATCGGCTCGTATTCATCACCAGTCCTCCAGAATGAAGTTGTCCACGCGGGACCCGTTGAATAGCTGGCTTCGGCCGATCGCGATGCCGCCGAATCTGTGAGCAGCGTCCAGGGGCATGGTCACCGAGGGGGCCTCGATGATGGTCTGCCACGCCATGCCGTCCCACTTCTCACCGAAGATCCGTGCGGTGGTGGCGGTCAGGGGGTCGATCGACACCCGGTAGGACCCCGCCCCGGTACGCCAGTCCGACGCGGACAGGTTCATCTCCTGGAGGATGGTTCCGCCACGGCCGAGCCGAATCGAACTCCGGTGGACGGCTAGATACGGGTCGCTGAGGTCGGTGGTGTTGTCGCGGCCCACTGAGATGTAGGAGAACCAGAATGCGGATTCGAGGAGATCGAGTTGCGCCCGGGCCTTCGACGTCCGAGTCGGGGACCCGTAGGTGGCCGCCTGGATGCCGTCGGTGGTGCCGACAAACTCCACCTGACCGTTGGTGTTGACGTTGAGCTGGTTTCCGTTGACCGAGTTGCGAACCCAGTTCTGCCACGAACGGTTGTCGTAATTCACTGAGTAGTAACGGTTCTGGTCAAGCTGTCCGACGTCGGAGCCGATCTCGAACCACGGGGTATTGCCGTCGTTGTAGCTCTCCATCGTGGAGTACGGAATCGAGGCGGGCGCAGGGTCGGTGGTGGGGTTGCGGGCGCCGCCGATCGCGCCTGGCGAGAACCCCGGAGCGGGCATGACGTCGTACACGGCGGCGGCCAGGTAGATCGTTCCTGATCCGGACTGCCGCCATTGCACGGCGTACTTCTCCCCCGCCACCATCGGATAGCCGGCGTCGGAGAACTCCACTGTGACGCGGTTGAGTGACCCGGACACGAACGCGGCGAGGTCAGGCGATGAGTACACCTTGAGCCAGGCATTGGCCTCGGGGTCCCACCGGAAGAGATCGGCGTAGAGCTGAGGTGACCCGGTCTTGTACGCGCCGAACGAAATAGTGTTCCGGATCTGGTCCTGGCCTACGAGGATCTTGGAGATCCGCGCGATGGAGTTGGTGAGGCTCTGGACTGAGGGCGTGGTGTCGCCGACCTTGCGCGCCGGGTACGGGAATGCACACTCAGCAGTCGGGTCCAGGCCCTGCCAGAACGGCCGCCGGGTCGTAAGATTGAACACCGTCTGCACAGCCACAGTGCGCGCCGAAGCCGCAGTGTTGGAAGCGAACACCGCAGTGGTGTTCGTGTTCTTCAGCCACTTCGCGAACGCGTCCTCGACACCGTCGCCGATGACCGGAATGTTGCCGATCAGCTGCACGATCACCCGCACCGGCAACCGGATCAGCGCAGGCAGAAGGTTCGCTTCGATCTCGTCGAGGGTGTCCCAATCCTCCGGCTCACCGCCGAGGATGAGCGCGAGGAGCCAGGAAAACGGGGCGATCAGCACCGCGTCCCGCACCCGCTCCCACAACTGCGCCAGCGACGTCGGCGGGATGTTCGGCTTCTTTCCCGGATACCGCCAGGGCATCAGACCAGCCCTTCGACTGCGCGCTTCACCAGATCGAGGTAGGTGGCCCCGCCGACCCGCTCAGTCCCGTAGGCGGTGTGGCGGCCGTCGGCGAGGTACTTCCACAACCACTGCAGCGTGTACCCCGCATCCCACCACCGAGCCGGGAGAGGCTGCGGCAACCCGGTGACGCGCGAGGCGATCTGCCGCATCCCGTTGTTGCCCGGGCACGCCGAGATTGGATCGTCCGGGATGGTGAACGTGAACGAGGGCACGTGGTCGATGAACCGCTCCCCAGCGACACCCCAGTTCCCGCCGTGCACACCAGGGTTGGAGCACTGTCGGCGGTGGCGCTTCGGATCGGACAGCAACACGATGCCCCGGCAGTTCCGGGGCCGGTCGAGTTGCACAAAGTCGCCGGCCGCCGCGGCGCCGAGGCTGTATCCGGTCAGCACGTACGGGTCACCGATAGCGTCGAGCTCACGCAGACGCCGGCGCGCGTCCGCCACCGACTCCGCGTAGGTGCGCATGCCGATCGGCCGAATCTCCGCGACATACTTGAAGTCCTCACCCGGCACCGGCGACAGCATGTTGCGGCCGGTCTGCGACTCGCCTGTGCCGTTGAGCTTGAACACCGTCGTCATCGCTCGTCCTTCGCCTGCTCGATGAGGAGCGTCCAGATCAGATTCACCACGGTCATTGCGAGCGTGAAGTACAGAACGAACCGAATCTCGTTGCGCCACAGATACGACGAGCCTGTCCACGCCGAGATCCCCACCTGACCGGAGAACAGGGTTAGCGCGGTCGACAGATAGAACACCGCCCGCCCGGCATGGGTGCGCCACCACTGCGACCGGAATCCGTACAGGAGGGTGAACACACCCGACAGCACGGCGATCGTCACGATCAGCACGTTCGCGCCGACCCGCGCCTCCACGCCCACCAGGTCGAGGACGGGCAGCAGGATCGCCCCGGCCGTCAGGGTGCCAGCCGCGCTCTTCGCCGCCCGCTTCATGCGTACCTCCGTTTCATCGCTACCTCGACGCCCTCGCCGAAGTGGTTGTGCGCGGTCTGGCGGCGGCCCTCCTGGGCCAGCCACTCCACTTCCGGGCGCTGCCCCTGAAGTCGACTCGTCTCGGCCTGCGCCTCTTCCGAGGTGTCGGGCTCGCGCCGCCGCCATGGCCACCGCATCACTCACCCCCAGTCATCTGCTGCTGCACCGCTTCGGCGATCCGCACCGCCGGACGCGCAGCATCGAGCAGGAGTCGGTTCTGGTCGATCGCCTCTTCAGCAGCTTTGCGCCAGTGGTCGCGCTCGCTGTACGCCTGATCCAGATGGGATTTCGGCACCAGCCGACCGAGGAGGATGAACAGCACCACCAGCGCGAGGAGCGCGCTGGCCGACAAGTCGGCCCACGGGAGACCCGCGAGGACGTCCATCGGTCAGCGCCGATGCTGGCCGACGTACTGCTCGACCTGCCCCACCGTCGACGGAGTGATTCCGTTCTTCGTCTTCAGCACACCGAGCACGGTGAGAAGCGCGATACCGGAGCCGATGCCGGTCTCCCACTGGCCAGGGATCTCGACACCGTTGGCCACCAGCAGCCACACGATGAGCCCCACGGCGCCGACCGCCGACGTGACGGTGTTGGAGAACCGGGCATACCAGGGCTGCGCCTGCAGCTGGTCCCGGAGATGGTCGACGAGTTCGTTATCGGGGGTGGGGACGGACATGGTCAGTTCTCCTTGCTGTCGGTGGGGTTCTTCACGACACCGAGGGGGTCGTAGAAGCCGGGGATGCCGAGCGCTGCGCCGATGGCGGCGAGCGCGTCGACGACGGTGCGTCCGCCGAGCTGCTTCCAGCCGGGGAACGACTTCTCGATGTCGACGACCTTCTTGCCGTCGACGGTCTTGTAGACGAGGTCGCGGGCGCCGACGAGCTGCTCGCGGACGTCCTTGGTGTCGGAGCCGATCGCCGCGTTGAACGCGCGGGTGAACTCGTTGATCTTGTCGACGTCTGTGGCCATGGTGGTGCCTCCAATTCCGAAGAGAGTCTTGAGTTGTGGGATGGACAGTTCGGTGTAGTTGGCGTCGCACGGCCCGAACGGAGCGCACGGCACGCGGTCGGAGTACTGGTGCGCGAACCGATTCGGGTAGGCGTAGGACTCGCCCGGGCGGACGCCGTAATGCGGCACGACCAGCGGCACGTTCCCGCGCGAGCGCCACAGCGCCGGATCGGCTTTCGGGTTGTAGTAACCGATCACCCGAGATCCGCCCAACCAGCCACGAACGCGGGCGATCTCATCGTTGATCTCTGCCGAGTGATCCCGGATGGGGATCGATCCCTGCGAGGAGCCGTTGCCGGATTCCACGTCGACCATGCACACAATGCGCGGATCGATCTGGCCGCCGCGCGTGACGATCTTGCGCCACAGGTCGCAGTTCGCGGCCCCCGGGCGAAAGAAGTAGTACGGGATGACGATGTCGAGTTCGCCGCGCTCGAGCGCATTCAGTGCCCAGGACAAGTTGTCCGCGGCGCGGGTGTCGGCCTGGTCGCCGCTGTTGGTGCGGAACGAGAACACCCGGTGCGGGTACTCGTCGGTGACCGGCCGCTGGAACTGGGAGACGTCGGCCCAGAAGGTGCCCATCAGCGCGTCACCTGCTCGAGGACTGCGGCGAGGCCGTTGGTGAACGTGTCCAGGCCGAGCTGCGGCCAGCCGTCGTACTCGCCGCGGTCCCGGGAGCCGGAGCCGCACAGCTGCTCGCGCGAGTCCTTGACGTCGGAGCCGATCGGTCCCATGAATCCCTGGGTGAACGCGTTGACGCGTCCGACGTCGAGAGCGGCAGGGGCGATCGAGTCGGCGATCCGGCCGTCCTTGATCCGCCGCTGCACGAAGTCGATGAGTTTGCCGGATGCGCCGTCGCCGGAGGCGGTGCCGGCGCCGAGTTGGTAGTGCATCTCGTCGGCCCGTGACCAGTCGGCGCCCCAGAAGATGGTGCCCTCGAACAGGGCGAGACCCCGGCGCACCTTCGCGATGCGCTCGGCCGGCATTACGCGGCGGCCCCACGGGTACTGGGTGGCGTTGAGGTCGACGGCGGTGCCCGACAGGTGATTCGACGTCGCGACGTCGTTGGTGTTCGACCACCCCCAGTCGTCGAGCGGCTTGTACTGGTCGATGCGCTCGACGTTCTCGTGGTACCAGCGAACCCACGCGCCGAGCACCGCGGCGGCGTAGCCGGAGCGGACGTGCAGGCCCATCCCGGCGACGGTGACCGTGACGCACTCGTCGCGGTTGCACATTCGCCAACCGTTCTCCGAGTACTTGTAGCCGTAGGCCGTACGAAAGCTCATCGGGTGCCTCCTGGCATGGTGAGATCCCCGCACCCGTGAGCTCGAGTGCAGGGGTGGGACTTTGATGGGACTTTGGGGAAGGTGACAGTGCTGGTCAGGTGCTGTTCGCGGCGCCGCGGGACCACTGGCCGGCGCCCTGGACGCCGGTGATGAGTCGTGTCCACGGGCCCTTGGCGCGTTTGTCGTTGCCGACGGTCAGCGCTTCGCGCATCCGCTCCCCTGGTTTCGAGGTGACGGCGACACCACTGACGTACTTCTCGACGGTGTTCCCGCGGTCCCAGAACGTCACGATGTCGCCGTGCCGGTAGCGGCGCGCGGTGCCATCATCGGCGCCGAAGCTGATGCCAAGTCCGTCGGATCGTCCGGAGCGGCCGGTGATCTCGAGCTGCTTGTTCCCGGCGTGCTCGTGCAGCGTGGTCTTCCCAACGGCGTAGGAGTCGATCGACCAGGCGGCGGTGTTGTCGGCGAAGACCTCCGGGAGTGCGTCGTCGTCGCCGAGCTGGTCCTCGAGGTCGTGATCGACGAACACCTGGTAGGCGAAGAAGATGTCGTCGAACAGGTCACCGACGGTGACAGCCAGACCGCCGACGCCTGCCAGGCCGGGGATGGTGGCGATCACGCCGATGATCGCCGCGATCGCGAGGTTCGCGCCGATCTCGATCAGGTCGTTGACCATCGATGGACTCTTACCGCCGACGATCGCCCGGGTGGCATCGGGCGCGTTGACCGTCAGCTCGTAGTTCGCGATCTGACCTTCGCTGTCGGTGCGGAACTGCACCTCGCGGCGGTCCCGCTTCTCGTGGGTGTCGAAGACGTAGCAGGCCCGGTCGGGGTGCAACGCGAACAGCCCGTTGTTGATCGGCTTGAGCAGCTGGGAGAAGTCGAGGAAGTGATCCGAGGTGTGGTCGATGATCGATTGCAGCGCGGCGAGTGAGTCGGTGCGGAACACCTGCGGTGCTGGGCCGCCGGTCGGCGACGTCGGAATGTTGTCCCACAGGTCCAGGGAGACACCCATTTCCAGCCGCTCGGCGGTCTGCTTGAACAGCTCGTCGTGCTGGGTGAACCGGGCCATCAGCCCGACGATCTCCTCGGTGGCGTTGAACATCATGTCGAGCACCGACTCGAGGGAGTTGAAGTCCTTCATGTCGGCCTGTGTCCACGCCGACGGCCACCGGATCGGCAACGCACAGTACACCGGCTTGTTCAACCGGGTCATCGCAGTTCCGATGTACCACTTGAACGTTGGGTCAGGCGGCCCGACGACGATGGCCTGTTTGCCGGTCAACGAGATCTGGATCTCCGGCGGGAAGAGGTTGTTGACCCACGCGTACGATCGCTGTAGCCAGATCTTGTTGCACACCCCGGTGTAGAGGAACTTCTCGCGGCCCGCGGTGCCGATCTGCTTGCGCTGCATCACCCGACCGGTGAACGGCATCCCGCGCAGCCCGGCGCGGAAGTGGTAGATGTGCTTGTCGATGTCGGCCTGGGCGATCTCGTCGTTCAGGGGATGGTTCGGGTGGAGCTCGAACGCGAACTTCCCGGGCTCGAGACCCCACGTCCAGTTGACCCCGACCTCTTCGTAGCGGCCGATCGGGCGCCAATCGATACGCGGGTTGTTGCGGCGACCGAGGTCGAGGTAGTCGAAATCGCCCGGCCCAGAGGTGTTGGGTCGGGCGTATCCGGGCGCGGTCATAGCGCGGCGTGGAACAGTTGCGGGACGACGACGCGCAGCGTGGTCGCACTGGTGATGCCGGTGCCGGTGATCGTCACCGGAATCTGTGGCTCTTCAGCTGGCGCCTTCACGCGCCAGCGTTCGCCGATCTTCCAGGTGCGGTCCCCGCCGGCGGAGTGGGTGACGTGCCAGCGGTCGGGGTCGGTGTCGATCTCGAGCCACTGCCCGGCGGCGAGGTTGCAAGAGGCGGGCAACGTTACGGTCTCGCCGGCCATACCGATCGCGATGTTGCTGATCGGGCCGGTCAGGCGGTACCAGGGCCACGAGTCCTCGTCGCCGTAGTTGGGCACCTTGATCGTCGCGAACCCTGCCGACGCGAACGTCTTGTCGAATGGGTCTGTGCGCCACCAGGACTCCTCCGACAGCAGCTTCACGGCGTCCCGTGTCCGACCCACGTGGTACATCTGCGCGTAGTTCGGGGTGTCGGGCTTGTTCTCCATCCGCAGCACGATGAACCGCCCCGAGGCGAGAGCCTCCAGCTTGATCAGCCGCCCCTTGCGTGGCATGCCGCGGCCCAACCCTTTTCGCCAGCGACGCAGGAGTGTTAGCGCCTCGTCGCCAGGGTTGACCGGGCCGACCCACACCTCCATCTCGACGATCGATTCCTTGTCGTCCCGACCGTTGATCGTGATGCCCGGCTGTCCGACACCGGTCGACTTGTCGAACTCCCAGTTCGCGCCGTCGAGCCCGTTGATCGAGATGAGGCGCACGGGGCAGGTGGGTGTCGACAGCTCCCAACCTGTTCCGTACAGGTCGGTCAGTCGGACCCGCGGTTCGAACAGCATCAGACCCCCATCGACATGCCGACGAGACCGGCCGCGCTCGGCGACTGATCGTTTTGCACCGTGACGTGCACGTCCTGGCCCTCCTTGACCGCACGGATCAACTCGTTGAGCTGCTGCGAGATCTGGCTCGCGAAGTCGGACACGACGCTCGTGGCGAACCCGCCACTCGGATCGTTCGCGCCAGTGTTGAGCTGCGGCATGGCGTTACCGAGGTCGATCTGCCCGCTCAGCACCATCTGTGCGTACGGGGCGACCATGCTGGCCACCGACGACGCACCGCCAACGCCGAGCGCGAGCCAGTCGGTGATGCTGGTGGGCTTCATGTAGTCGCGATCGTCGGCGCTGTATCCGCCGAATCCTGCTGTGCCACCGGATGCGTACCGGGCGACCTTGTCGGCGTTGATCGCCTTCAGTAGGCGTCGGTGTTTGATCGCCATGGCCCGGCGGGTGACCTCTTCGCCCGGGGTGAGCAGCGCGGGCACCGTGTCACTCATGCCGGTCCCGGGCACCGTGCCGCCGACCCACATCTTCGTGATGGCTGGCTGCTTGATGGGCTTGGCCTGGTTCTCGGCGAGCTTCTGCTCCGCGACAGCGAGATCCTCTTTCGCCTTCGTCACATCGTTCTCGGCGCGGGTGATGTCCTGGCGGGCTTTCTCGATCTGCGAGGGCTTCGGGTTCTTGCTCGCCTGGACCTCGTCGAGCTTCATTTGCGCGATCCGCAGCTTGCCCTCGGCCTCGTCGAGCACCCGCTTGCGCTCGGCCACAGCATTCTCCGTGCCGAGCATCGACGACAGCGTGGTGGTGTCCCCGGTCCCGGCCCCGGCGCCGTACCGCTCTTGCTCAGCCTGCTCGAGTTCACGGGCGCGCTGAATGATGCGTTCCTGGTACTCCTTCTCGCCCTTGAACCAGAACGGCTGGAACGGATTGCGCAGCGTGAACTCGAACGCGGTCGGCGGCTCCGGCGGTGTCGTGCCCGTGGTCGTGGTGGTCGTACCGGCACCGGGCGTGGTGGTCGAGGTCGTGCGCGTCTCGTCGAGCTTCTGCTCGGCCTGGCGCAGCTTCTCCGTCGCCGCGGTGACGTCGTTCTTGGCCTTCACCACCGCGTGTTCGGCGGCCTCGCGCTGCGACGCTTTCGCCTTCGGGTTCGCGCGAACCTCCTCGAGCTTCCGCTCGGCGAGCGCAACCCGATCGGTGGCCTCCTGGTGGGTGCGCTTGGCCTCGGCCACCTTGTTCTCGTCGGCGGTGATCTCCGACGCCGGCACACCGGTATCGACCGGCGGCACAGTCGCAGTCAAGCTCGGGTCGGCGCCCACGGGCAGGGCGGACGTCGCGGTGACGCTTGTGCTCGCCGGCGCCGCGCCGGCGGGCCAGTTCGTGACGAACACCCGGACGTCGCCGCCCTCGTTGATCTTCTTGAGCATCGGGCGGTTCTTCTCCGCCGGGCCCTTGCGGATGACCTCCTCGCCCGGCGTCGCGAGGATCGGCACCGTGTCGCGGTTTCCGGCGCCGGGGATGGTGCCGCCCTGGGCGTAGCCGTGGCCCTTGCCCCACATCGAGCCGAGGTCGTCGCCGTACTGGCGGCGGTAGTAGCGCAGCGCGGCGTTCATGTTCGCCCACGGATCGGTGCGGTCGTTGGGCAGCGAGGGGTCGCGGTTGGACTCGAACGTGCCCGGAATGACCTGCAGCAGGCCGACGGCTTCGTTGCCTCCGGAGTTCACGTCCTGGACGCCTTGCACGATGCCGGGGTTGCCGCCCGACTCCGACTGGATCTGCGCGAGCATCAGGTCCTGGTTGCGGCGGTTGGGTTCGAATCCGTTGCGGCGCAGCGCGGCGATGACCATCGGTCGCCACCGCTCCACGTCCCCGCCGCCACCACCGATCGCGGGACCCATGTACTTCGTCGCGAGATCCCGCAGGCGCGCGGTCATCGCCTCGTTCATCTTCGCGAACACGCCGCGGGGCACCTGCCCCATCTGGCCACCGAACACCGATCCGCCCATGCTCTTTTCGACCTGCGCGCGAAGCGGTGTGAGGGTTTCCTCGATAACCGTGGCCATCGACTTCTGCATCGCCGGGACGCCACCGCCACCGCCGGCCATCGACACCAACCGCCCGGCGAACGACCGCATCGCCGCCATCGCCCAGTGCACGTGGTCGTAGTGGTCGGCGTCGGTGCTGGCGCCGTAGTTCAGGGGCTGCCCGGACTTGAGGTTCTGCCAACCCTGCAGCGGCGCGTGGATCAGCTCCTCGACGGGCTGGGTCCGGTTGAGCTGGTAGATCCAACGCGCGATCTCTGGCATCGGACCGCCGAGATCCAGTGCCCGCTGCCCCATGTGGTTGTCGAACCCAGAACCGACGTCGGCGTAGCGGGTGCCGGAGGTGAGCACGACGTTGGGGAACGCGGTGCGCACCGCATCCCACATGGTGCGCTGAATGTCCGAGGTGATCTCCGCACCACCCTGCACAGTGCCGCCGGAGGCATAGGCCATGTTGCCGCCGAGGTACTGGTCGGTGCCCTTCACCCGTCGCAGACCGCCGGAGCGGGCGAGCGCGTTCATCCGATCGACCGCGCGCGGGCCGCCGACGGCGCGCGTCCACTCCGGGCGCATGATCGCCTCGCCACCCGACAGCGCGAGGTTGCCGCCGGTCGGTGATGCGAAGTGGTGCACGTCGCGGCCCGGGGTGTAACCGGGCATGACACCGCCGGAGGCGAACGCCAGCGGGTAAGGGTTCATCTTCGACGTGCCGATGAGGTCGGCGACGGAGTTCCACATCCCGACCAGGCCGTTGTTGAAGACGGTCCCGATGGTGAATCGCACTGGTGCGGCGGTGGCTTCGCGCACCGAGTTCCACTGCGAGGCGATCGCCGCGGCACCGGTCCCGAACGACGCCGCGGTGTTGCCGACCGCGCCGCGCATCGCGGCGAGGACCGGATCGACCGTGCCCGCGTGTACACCCTGAACCGTCGAGCCCACCGACGCGATCGCCGGGTTGATCTGCCCGGCCGCCGTCGTTTGCACCCCCGCCGCGGTGACCGCGACGTTGCTGCGCATGCTGGCCAGCGCCGGGGCGACCATTCCTGCGACCGTCGACTGCGCGACCTGACCGACTCCGCGCACTGCAGGACCGATCACTGTGCCCGCGGCAGTGGTGACCGCCGAACCGGTCGCCGTCCACGCCGCCTGCACCGCGGCCGTCTGTTCGCGGGTCGCCAGGCCGTACTCGGTGACTCCGGCGGTGGCTTCGGTCATCGCCGGGTCGAGCTGCGAGTCCTTGACCGCGGTGACCGTGTCGGCGACCTGGCCGAGCGCGGCCGGCAGGCCCATGCCCGGCACGGCGACGGTGGCTGTACCCGGATCGGCGACTGCCGCCTGATCGCCTCCGCCCGTCGGGGCGGCTCCGACCGGTCCGCCGGTTGCGAGTCGCTGTGCGTTGACCGCGTGCATGAACGGCAGGCCGTAGCGGCGCACGGCCGCCGCCTTCATCATGAACTCGCCGTTGGACCCCCACAGCGGCACATCGTCGGACGTTCCGGTCCCCGGGCCGACGATCGGGCCACCAGTGGCCTTGCCCTTCGGCGCCAGCTCCTTGAAGTACTCGGGCTTGAGCGGCACGCCCCCGGTGCTGGGGTCGATGCCGCGGACTTCGTTGCCTGCCTTGTCGACGTAGATGACGGAGACGCGGATCTGACGGCCGTGGATCGCGTCGATGTTGGACTGGACCACCGCGGCAGTGCCGTTGTCGGTGACGATGATCGTTTTGCCGTTGTTCGTGACCACCGACAGGCCGAGCCGGTTCAGGAGGTCGAGCACCGCCGGTGCCATCGGCGAGGTGACCTCGATGTTCTTCTTGTTGTCGGCCCGCACCTTGATGCCGAGGCTGTTCAGCAGGTCGACTGCTGCCTGTCCGCCGGGCGCGGTCACCGAGACGGGCTTCTCTCGCGGCAGTGAGTTCAGCTGGACCAGCAGGGTGCCGATCCCCGCGTTGGCGTCGTCAAAGCCCTGCACGTTGAGCCGGGTGACGACGTCGGACGGGATGAGTCCGTACGCGTCGGCCAGGCGGTTCGCGGTGTCGATCCCCATGCCCTGTGCGGTGAGCATGTCGATGAGCGCCTTGCGCTGCTCGATCAGCTTCTGTCGGGCGATCTCGGCCGCTTCGGGCACCGACTTGCCCTGTGCCTGTGCGGCTGTGAAGGCGGCGGACGCGACCTGGTTGAAGGCCTCCGCCTGTTTCTGGACGGCGTCCTGCAGCTCGGATCCGGCCTTGGTGGTGAAGTCGATTTTGCCGTTGGCGTTGACCGCCGCGGTCCCCGCCTCGGTCAGTGCTTCGCTGAGCTCGCGGATGTTGTCGGCCCACGCCTGCTGGGCCTCTTCTTCGGTTTGTCCGTCGGCGGTGAGCTGATTGAGCGCTTTCGCGAGCTTGTCGACCTTCGATGCGGCGCCGTCGGTCGACTCCTGGAACTCGGTCATCGCCTCGGTCATGGCGCCCGTCGATTGGGCTGTCCCGTCGAAGGACACCCGCACGTCGCCTGTGGCCTTCGCGATCTGTTCGGCCTTCATCCGGCCGTTGTCGTACTCCGATGCGAGGCGCTGGATGTCACCGATCGTGCCGCCGAACGCGCCTTCCTTGATGCGGCCCGACTTGACCAGAGCGGCGTACCACTCGTCGACCGCCCCGCGGCCCTGGAGGATGACATCGATCAGTTCGCGCTGCGAGATCCCCAGCTTTTCGGCGGTCTCCAGCGCGTCGGTCTCGGCGATCTTCTTCGCCGCCATCGCCCGGATGCTGGAGTTGATCGCGCCCTTGGACTCGATGAGTGCTTCCGACCACTCTTCGGTCGCCGCCTTGGCTTCCTGCGACTTGGCCTTGTCCTCCTGCTTTTTCGCGATCCAGAAGCCGAGGATGGCTGTCGCACCGGCGATCGCCAGTCCCCACGGTCCACCCAAGGTCGCCATGAGCCCGCGGCCGGCCGAGCGCATCATGCCCATGGCGCCAGTCGCGCCGGTCACGCCGGAGGCCAGGGTTCGCATGTGAGCGCCCGCGGTGGAGATCCCCGGATTCGCCTGCCGCACATAGCCGAGCGCAGTCGAGTACGCGGTACCGAAGCGAGAGATGACACCAGGCCCCTGGGCCATGCGGTTCTGCAACAGGGTCTGCGCAACGCGCACGGCGACGATCGCCGCAAGCGCCGCCTTGAGCGGGCCGGGCAGCGAATTGAACGCCGACGCCAGTACACCTACCGTCGAGGCGAGGATGCCGATTCCCTCACCCGCACCGGATATTCCGGGCCCGGACAACAGGTCGATGAAGGTCTGCGCGATCGGCATGACCTTCTGACCGATTGTCGCGGAGAACTCTTCGAACCTCGCCTTGAGCGTCTTGACGCTGGCGCCGAACTTGCCGTTCGATCGCTCGACGTCGCCCTGGGCGTAGTCGAGCTGCTCCATCATCGAGTAGTAGACAGCGGCGACCTTCTGCTGCTGCGTCAGCTGGGTCCCGGTCGCGGCGAGACCGTGGGCGTATGCGGCCTCCTTCAGGGTGTTCTCATCAAGCAGGACACCGTATTTGCGCATTGTCTCGGTCTCACCGGCGAACGCGCTACCCATCGCTAGGATGGCTTCCTCGACCGTCACACCTTGGAATGACGCGAGGTCGGCAGCCAGCTTCGTGGTCTTCATCGAGAAGGCAGCCAGGTTCTCGCCCGTCAGTCCGGCGGCCTTACCGAAGGTCGCGAACTGGACTGCGGCCCCCTGCGCCTCACGCTGGGACATGCGCATCGTGTCCGCCGCGGCGCGCCCCCACGCCTCGATCTGGATACGGCTGTCCCCAAAGATCACGTTGAGCTGGTTGGTCTGCGCGGCGAGTCGGCGTGCGTTCTGCACCGCGTCGGTGAAGAACTTCAAGGTCGCCGTCGCGCCGGCCGCGGCCGTGACGGTCTGCAGCGCCAGCCGTGCCTTGCTCGCGACAATCTGCAGGTTCGACAGGTTGCGGGTGTGCGAGGCAGACGCATCAGCGGCAGCTGTGTGCGACGTTGCCGCCTGACGGTTCGCCGTGTTCATCGTGTTCGTCACGCGCGCCGCGCTGTGCTGCACCTGCTGATACCGCGACGTGGCCGAGATTGCGGAAGCGCGCGCAGACTGCACACGCGCCTCCAGCGCCATCAGCTGCTGAGTGTTCGTCGCCCCAGTCCGCTTCGCCTCCGCGAGCTGATCTTCGGCAATTCGGAGACGAGTCGACGCAGCTTGCGAGCGGCTGTATGCGGCGGCGGTCGCGCTCGCCATCTGGGATGTAGTGCGACCTGTCGACTGCGCCTGCCGCTCCACGCTCTGGAGGTTCGAGCGCGTGCGATCGAGAGTTTGCTCGACCCCCGCATCTTCCGCCCGCAGCCGAGCAACCAGATCGGCGACGATGATAGCCATTACTCAGCCCTCCTCGTGGTGTTGAATTGCGGGATGAAGATGCGAATGATCGGCGCGGCGATCGGCGTGCCAGCCGCACTACTGATCGGGGGCTGTTCGGACGACGAGTCCTGGCGAACGACGGCCGCTGAGGGTGCCTGCGAAGACTCCGTCAAGGCACAGTTGAAGGACCCCGACTCAGCCGATTTCGACGGCGTCGACGTGGTCGACAACGGGGACGGGACCTACTCAGTGACCGGCCGGGTGAACGCCGAGAACAGCTTCGGCGGGATGACCGGTTTCCAGGACTTCGAGTGCGCCGCCCGCGATGACGGTGACAACGTCACTGGTCGGGCGACGCTCCTCGGATAGTGCGCCACGCGCTCAGGCGCGGGCCACGAAACAGCATGTCGACGACCTTGTCCTCGAACCACTTCCAGGTCCGCTCTCGGAGCACACCGCTCTCGACATCAATGCCGTAGACCTCGAGAAGGTCGTGGGTGAGAAACACCCACTGCTCGAGGATCTCCGGCCACGTGATCCTGGCGGCGGTGTTGGACTCGGGTGCGCGCTGCACGCTGTACCAGTCGCGCATCCCGGTTACTGGGTCGTAGTCTCCGCCGCCGGGGTCGTCTTCGCCGTACGCTTTCGGGCGCGGGTCGAAGAGGCCGTACCGCCCTTCGCGGAGGTGGCCTTCTTGGCCGCCGCTTTCTTCGGCGCCGCCTTCTTCGCTGCGCGCTTCGTGGCCCTGTTCGGGAACTCGGGCTCGGGTGTCTCCCCCGGTTTCGGGGGCACCGAGTTTCCCGAATCGTCCTCCGCCAGCCCGGTCTCCCAGAAGACTTCGGCGAGTGTGCGGCCCAGTCCTGCGTTGAACAGCGCGGTCTTGCCGGCGTGGATGATCTCTTCCCAGGACAGACCGTCATCGGCCATCTCCTGGTAGATCCCACCCTGGTAGGAACCACGGTCGGCTTCGGTGGTCAGCACCTTCCCGGCGTCATCGACAGCGAAGCCGCCGGTGGTGGGGTCGGTGACGTTGACGGTCTCGATCTTGGGCACCCACTCGGCGCCCAGGAGCGTCATGATTTCCTTCAGCTCGCCCTCGTCGGTGAGGCTCACCGACGGGTCGCTGAACAGCAACCGCAGACGCAACCCGTCCTCGGCGTTCACCGACGGGATGGTGTAGGTCTTGCCCCGAATCGGTAGTTGCAGTCCGGGTTTGAAGAACTCGTTCAGATCTTTGAATCCCACAGGTGGCCCTCCTCGTGGTGTGGGTGAATGGCCGACCCCGGCCCCCTGGGGTCAGCCCTTGGTTACTGCGCTTCGAGCGCGGCGATGCGATCGGCGAGGCCGGAGATGACGTCCTGCATGTCACTGATCTCGTCGTGAGCGCCATCGACGCCTTGTTCGATGCGGTTGAGCTCCGGAGCGGTGATCGGGGTACCCCCGCCCGCTCCGTTGGCCCAGGTCTTCGGCGTGTACGCCATCAGTTACCTCCTGGGTAGAGCGCCGAGCCGGGGAAGAGGTCCGGCCCCGGCACGGCGATCAAGGGGTCGTGGTCCACTTGGCGATTGCCTGCGGCTGGCCCTTGCCGGTGAGGTCGCCCGACCACTTCTGCAGAGCCGGCGGCTTGTCGTCGCCCTTGGACACCTTGACCGTGGAGTAGAACTCGAACGCCTCGGGGATGCCGTCTGTGCGCTGGTAGCGCAGGTGCGCCACACCGGCCTTGCCGTACGTCTCGGAGTGGTCGAGCAGCGCCTGCACGCCCGGGTCGACGACGAACGTCGGGTCCTCTTCGCCCTTGACGAGACCCGAAACGCTCACGGTGAACGCGTTGCCGATCGGGAACTCCGACGCCCAGCCACCGGTCGACACGTCGGTGTCGTCCTCGGTGTTCTGTTCGAACTTCGGGCCCCACTGCTGGATGCCCTTGATCTCGGTCCATTCGGCGGGCTCGCCCGGGGCCGCGGTGTCGATCTCTACGCGGACCTGGCCCGACGTCGCCACCGACAGATCGGCGGTGTTGGTCGCCTTCAGCGGCGGGGTGGGTGTGGTCATGATCAGTCTCCTGGGTTGAGGCGGATGTGATAGTTGGCCGCCTTGGTCCAGTTCCCGTCATCGTCGGGATCGGCTGGTGCGGCGTGTGAGAACGTCACCGATAGCGGTGACACTCCTCCCGGCCAGGAGCCGGAAGTCAGGGTGTGCAGCTGGCGGAATGCTCGACGCTCGCTGCGGAGGACCGGACGCGGGTCGGGTCCGGGTTCACGGAACAGGAGCTGCACGAGGTGCAGCGGGTTGTGCTCGACGGTGAACACGTCCGGGTCGGTCAGATAGTGGTTGATCGCGACCGCGGAGGTGATGTTCTGCGGGAGCTTGCCCAGGGTGACGGCGGGCCGGTCGAGGTCGGTGGGATACGGCCCGGTCGGCCGGTAGAAGCCGAACTCAAGATCATCGAGGTGTTGCGCCAGCGATGACACCAGGTCGGCGGGATCGACACTCACAGTTGCTCTCTCATCGCCTCGGCGATGGCCTGCTCGATCGCTGATGCGTTCGCCAGGGCGGCGGTTTCGAGGAACTTCGCCTGCCCGCCGTTCGGGTGGTCGAAGTCGAGGCGTTCGTGCTGCTTCATCGCGTGCGGGGCGGTGTAGGCGACGGCCGCCCGCTTGCCCTCGGCGTCGGCGGTGCCCGAGTCACGCAGTTCGCCGTCATCGACGGGGACCAGGTCGTTCGACTTCTCGAGAAGCGTGTCGGCGCCGGCTTGCATCGCGACGGTCCACGCGTCGGTGATCTGACTGATGACCTGGTCGGTGTTGTCTTCCAACGCCATCGGTCACCTCCTCAGTTGAGGTCGATCGAGTAGTAGTCGGGTGAGCTGGCGAATCCGCCGATGTGTCGGGATTCGGCGATGACGGTGCGCCAGGGCCCGTTGTCGATGGACGCCACCGAACCGGTTGGGATCGTCGGCGTGTCAATCGACATGCTGATTTTGGTCGTGGAAACGACCTCGTTGCCCTTGTCGTCGATGACGATTCGATTCTCGTGCTTGATGCGTCCGCGCAGACTGACGGGCTCGGAGACGACAGGTCCGGTCGCGCCGTCACCGAGGTGGCGCTTGACCGAGAACTCACGGGTAAAGAACCGCTCGATGGTCATCGGGTGGCGCCTACTGGCGGGAAGCCGTGCCCCCGTGAGGGGGGCCCGCACACGGGGGCACGACGACTGGGGGTGACCATGATCATCCGAACCGCCACGAGGGGCCGACGGACGCGATCCCGAACATGGCGCGCATCTCCGCGGTGAACACCAGCACGGTGCTGTAATCGCCGTCCCGGTACGAGCGGGATTCGACCGCGTCATCGACCTGCACCGAATGCGCGGACAGCCCGCCTCGGTGCACAGCGGACTCGAGCGCGTCGACCACCATGTCGATCGACACCTGCTTGGCGACACGCTGTTTCCAGTGCCCGTCGGGCAGACTGGCGACGTCGGTGACGTGGCGGTCGATGAGGATGGCCGCCATGTCCAGGAGGGCAGTGGCGCGCGCTGTTTCTTGCAACGTCAGCGTGCGCCACTGCGCCTGGATGTCGGCCGGCTCAGCGTAGGACGACATGACCTACTGCAGCGCCTCGATCAGCTCGGCCTTCGACATCGCCTCGGCGTCGGCCCGGGGGAACCCTTCCTTGCCGCCGGACGCCTCGTGGAGCGCGGCGGCGTAGTCCTCCCACTCCTTGACCGGAGCGACCTTGCGCGGCTTCCCTCCGGCGGCGGGGGTCCCGATCGCCGGCGGGACCGCCGACTCGAGATCGCCATCGTCATCGGGTTTCACAGCAGTCGCGTCCCCGCGGCCCTCCGCCCGGGCTGCAGCGGCCTCCTGCTGGGCCAGCAGGGCGGCCTCCGCGAGCGCTTCCGCCTCGGCGATCTCCTCCGGGGTGGCGATTGCCTTCGCGCGCCGCAACCGATCCACCTCGGCTTCGGGTGGAGTGACGACGTCGCCCTTGTGGTGCCGCACTCCCTGGGCATCCCGCCACGAGTTCGCGGTCAGGATGTACTCGGCCGCCATCACTGGATCCCGGTGATCCAGCAGGCGGACTCGGGCTCATCCACGCCGATCATGCGGATCTGGGTGGTGTCGGAACGCCACGACTCGGTCGGGCCACCGTTCGGGCCGCCGCCCTCTGGGTACATCCCGGTCGACTCCAGCGCGCGCGGGTCGGCGTAGAAGCCGGTGGTGCCGCGCTCGGCGACCAGTGCCCGGTCGATCGGCCACAGCGGCGAGTGGAGCACGTCGAGGTTGAGCACCTTGTTCGGCAGCTTGCCGGTGTAGCGGATGTTCTGATCGGCGACGTTGCCGACGTAGATCTTGTTGAACTCCTCGTCGTCCATGAAGTCGTAGAGCAGCGAGGAGTTCAGCACGAGCGTGTTCGGGACGTAGCCCCGGGGCTTGGTCGGATCGTTGTCGTAGAGGGCGCCGGCGATCCGCTTGCACGCCTCTTTGACGTCGGTGCGGATCTTCGGTGTCGCGCCGTCCCATGCGGACGTGGCCGCGATGTCGGGCACCGACGCGTCCTCGATCGCGGACCGGAAGCCCGCGTCGTTGGCGCGGATGACCGTGTTGGCCGTGCCCTTGATCTGCTTGCGCAGCTTGTCGATCTGGTTGAAGTCCCGCATCTCGCGCGAGACCCGCACGGCGGTACCGACCTTGACGCCGCGTGCGACCTCGGGCAGCCCCTCCCCCAGGTCGAACACGGGGATCTCGCCGAACTCGGCAACGGCCTCGGGTTCGCCGTCGAGGAACAGCGGCGTGGATCGTTCGAACTGGACCAGCAGCGATCCCGGGTTACCGGCGTTGCGGAACAGGGTTTCACCGAGGATGTTGTCGCGCACCAGGTCGATGACCCGCTGCGGGATGGCCCGCGGGTTGCCCATGACCTGGTCGACGGTGATGTTCTTGCCGTCGTCGATCGAGATGACGGTGTTGTTCGTTGCCATGGGTCAGCCTCCCAGCCGGACGAGGACGATGTTGTCTGCGCCAGTGATCTTTTCGATGACACGGCCGACGATCTGGGTGATCTTCGCCGTCTCGGGTGCCTTCTTCACCGCGCCCGCGGTGTGGGCGACCACGAGGTCGCCCGGGTTGGCGGAACCGTTGGACTTGACCGGCACCACAGCCGGCGCCGACGCCACGGCCACCTGGTCGGTGCCGACGTACAGCACGCCCGGCGTCGGGGCGGCCTTCGGCGCGGCGTCGGTGAGTGCGACACCGAGGACCTTCTCGGAGTCGGCGGTCGCCGGCACGGCGCTGCGCGGGCCGACACCCGGGTGCACCACCTGGCCGCCAACGATGGCAGCTTCAGCGGTGTGGGTGATCCGACCCTTCTCGAACTTCACGGTGATTCCGGCCATGATCAGCCCTCCAGTCCCTTGTAGGCGTCGCTCTCGCGAACGTTCTTGATGCTGTCGGGATCCGGCTCGGTGGAGTGACCGAGTTCCGACAGCGGTACCGCGGTCTCGTCGGGGAGATCGGCGAGCAGCTTGGTGGTGCCCTCGGCGTCGGCCTTCATCAGCGCGATGAAGTGATCCCGTCGGGCGGCGGTGATCTTGCCCTTCCCGATCGCCGAGTCGACGACCGAAGCGTGCTCGCCAGCCACCTGACGGTCGCGCGCTTCCTTCCCGGCGGCGGCCTGGGCGGTCACCTCGTCCCACTTGGCCGAATCGACCAGACGCAGGCCGTGCTTGGCGGCAGCCTGGTTCAGGTCGCCGACCGAAGGCTCTCCCCCGCCGCCGTCTCCCGGTTCGTCGGCGGCGCGCTCGTCGAGTGCTTCGTCGAGCGCCTGCAGTGTGGTCTCGTCGTCCGCATCGGCGTCGATGCCGAGGCGCTCCGCGAGGCCTTCCTTCAAAGTGGCCACGGGGGCCTCCTTCCTTGACAGCCCCGCCGATGCCGCGGGGATGAATGGGGCCGGCGCCTGGCGGCGGCCGGCGTGGGCGAACACGCGAAGGTCGAATCGGGCCGCGGCCTTCTTCGACTCGTCCTTGGTGTCGTCGCTCTTCACGCGATCGGCGAGCCCGGCTTCGACGGCTTCGTCCGCCGTGTACCAGGTTTCGGCCTTCATCGCCTTGCGCCAGTCCTTGGCGTCGCCGCCGGTCTTCTCGGCGTAGATCGACGCGATGTTGTCACTCGCGCGGCCGAGCCATTCGGCGTACTCAGCCATGTCGGTGGCGCTGCCGATGCAGAAGCCGCGGGCGTCGTGGATCATCAGCTCGGAGTTGCGGCACATCACGACCTCGTCGCCGGCCATCGCGATGAAGCTGGCTGCGCTGGCGGCGAGGCTGTCGACCTGCACCGTCACCGTCGCGTCGTGATTGCGCAGCGCGTTGGTGATGGCCAGCGCGTCGTACACGTCGCCGCCGGGCGAGTTGATGCGCACCAGGATGTTGTCGGTGTCGACGGTCGCGAGATCCTCGACGAAGTCACGGGCGCTGACGCCGCCGAACCACGGGTCGGGATCGATGACGTCGTAGATCAGGATCTCGGTGGTCGAGTCGTCGGCCTTGTTCGACGGGGCCTTGATCTCATACCAGCTGCGCCGCTCGGCCTTCGGGTGCAGCGCGGCCTGTCGATCGGTGTCGAGCTTGCGTGCTGCGGGTTGATTGAGCAGTTCGGACAGATTCACGAGGCGGCTCCCGGGGTTGGAACGGCGGGCGGGTCGGTGGGTTCGTCGGCAGTCTTGGCGGGCAGGCCGAGGCGCTGGCGAACGGTCTGCTCGACGAGCACGTCCGGTGAGAGAAGCCCGGCTTCGACGAGCATCTTCAGCCCAGCCTCGGTGAGGTCGCGGCGAGAACCGATCTCGTCGAACACCAGGCGTGGTGACGGCTCGTCGACGCCGAAGTTGATGTCGACGAGGTCCTCGACGATGTGGGCGGTCGCGGTGTCGCGGACCCACTCGGCGGTCGTCTGCACCGATTGGGTGAAGGTGTGTTCCTGGACGCTCGCGAGCGCATACGATCCGCCGCCGCCCTCGAGGTTGAGGAAGTGCGCGAGACCGGCGATCGCGATCATGTTGTCGTGGTACGCGATCGCCGCGCCGATATCGATCAGGTTGCCGTTCGGCGTGACCAGCTTCAGGTCGGCGCCGTACGGCAGTCCGACTCCCGAGGTGTCGCCACCGCGGTACTGCTGGGCCATCGTGCCGAGGTTGTCGACGTCGTCTTGCGTCGCGCCTTCCGCGGCGGTCGCGACCGGCACGCCCATCCCGGTGCGCTTGATCGCCACAGCCTGGTAGCGGATCAGCTCATCCTTGATCAGCCAGTGCTTGTACGACGGCCGCAGCAGCGAGTTGCCCCACCAGACGCCCGGATCCTGGTCGCGCGAGTACACGACCAGTCGGCCGATCGGGATCTTCAGCGGGTTGATCCCGTACTTCACAACACCATTCGACGCCGGCGCGTATTGCTCGATCGACATCAGGCCGCCGTCGAGCGCGACGTTCCAGTTCGAGATCGTGCGCTGCGGCCGCGGCGCGAGCTTGCGCAAGAAGGTCCGGCCGGCCTCGTCGGGCTGCCAGTACACCTGCTCAAACACGCTGTGCCCGTATGGCAGAGCGGTGAGAGCCTGCTGGAGGTGCTGCACCCACGAGAACTTGCCCTTCGTGCGTGTGGGTTGGGGCAGGTTGTCGCCGCCCTCGATCGGCAGGTTGAAGTTCTTTGCCACGAACTCCACGACCTCGTCGCGGGCGCCGTTCGCAGCGATCCGCCACGGTGTGCGACGGATCGGCAGGGTGATCGCCGCGTGTAGGGACGACACTCGGGAGTCCTCGCGCAGCATCCGGCCGAACGTCTCCACGCTCTCGGGCCATCGCAGATCGGGGACCCGCTCGTCCTGTACCCACTGGGGCCATCCGGGGTTGCCGGACGAGTCGGCGACGTAGCCCTTCTCGGAGAACGCGGGCTTCGGTGGCTTCACCTCATCCGCCATGGTCACCTCCTCAGAAAGCTGCTGTCAGAGCGTCAAATTCGCGCCGGCTGCCCACTCCGGTCTCGGCGGGTTGTTTCTGGAACACCGGGGATGGTGGCGGCCCGACCTCGATCCCGAACGCCTGTAGTCCCCAGAACGCCAGCGTCGCGGCCTGCAGCGGCGACAGCACGACGTCGGATTTGTAGTCCCACCCCCACGCGCCGCCGGAGAACTCCTTCTTCTCCGCACCCATCAGCGCGGTCGTCAGTCGCGGGTCGTCCGCGTGGGACAGTTCGTGATTCACTGCCGCGGTGTAGAACCCCGAGCACGCTTCGGTCATCTGTGACGCCGATGTCAGCTCCGGTTCGATACCGGCGTTGGCCAGGTCGGGCACCAGCGACTTCGCCGGGCTCGTCCCGTTGATCACCAGCACACACGGGTCCCACCGGTTGATCAGCTCGAGGATCTTGCGCACCACCGCCCGCGACGGCGCCTCGTGGTAGCCGATCTCGAGCCGAACGAGGTCCTTGCCGTCCTTCTCGGTCCACGTCGCCGCCGCGATCGTCACCCACTTCTGATCGGCGGTCATGTCCACGCCGAGCGCGATCGAACCGCGAACCGGTGGATTGGCTTGTCCCATGTCACCCCACAGGTCGGGGTCGATGACCGGGTCGATCGCCGTGACCTCGGTCGGCCAGTCACCGCGCCCCAGATACTCGACGTCGAAGCTCTTGCGTCCCGCCGCGGTGGTCATCGCCTTGAACTCGGCGGCCAGCTTCTTGACGGTCTGAATTACGCCAAACGACGGGTTCGCCCACCGCCACGTCGACGGCTCCGACCGGTCGAGCTCCTCCGGCGCCATCCACTCCGCGCCGAACAGGCCTTCCTCGCCGGCCAGCAGACGTTCCCGGACCGCGGCGAGGACCTGCCCGTTCGGATGCTGCTCCTGGTTCACCGCCGACGACGTGTAGATCGTCTGCGGGTCGTCGGCGGCCATCTTCGTCGGCGACAGCGCCGCCATGTCGGCCTCGGTCAGGTCGTACGCCTCGTCGTAGATGACCAGATCGACCTTGTCCAGACCACGGCCGGCGTTCGCCGACCGGGTCGTGAAGACCACCTTCGCCCCAGTCGTCAGCTCGATCGTGCCGCGGCCCTGGCTGCAGGTGTGCGACTCGACGAGCTTGTTCAGCCACGGCGTCGTCTTCACGATCGCCCAGGCCCGCTTCCACAGCGACTTCGCGGTCTCCCACTGGTGCGCCGAGAAGACGATGTTCTCGCCGAGCTTGAACAGCCCGTACAGCACGCGGATCACCAGGATCAGCGACTTGCCGTTCTGCCGCGGAACGATCAGGCAGCACTCTGGGTGCGTCCACGTCCCGTCGGGCGACTTCGCCATGATCTGATCCAGCGACCACGACTGCCACGGCATCGCCCGGATCCGCCCGGCGCGGAACGCCAGTAGGCCCGCCTTGCCACCGAGCTCGGTATCGCCCGGGGTGAAGCACAACGACCGAGGAGTCTGCCGGCCTTCGAGGTTCGGCCACTCCTTCGCGACGATCTCAGCGAACGCCGCATCGACGTCGAACTCAGAGATCGTCGAGAGGGTTGCCGTCACCAGGGTTGTCCTGCTCGCTCTTCTGCCGGCGGACCTCGACGAGGATCTGACGCAACGCTCCCGCGGTCTGCCGGGCCTCCGCCGCCGCCGAGTCGATCTTCAGCTCGTAATCGTCGGTCAGAAGGCGGTGCGTCAGCCGCGCCCACGTATCGATGTCGCCCCGCAACAACAGGTCGAACTTCGCCAGCCGATCTGCAAGCCTGCACGCCTCGATTACGAGCACAAGCAGCGAATATGGGTCCGATTCGTCCGCGAGATCGGCCCACAGCGCCGATCCGGCGGCCTCAAACGCCGATCCGTGCAAAAAAAATGCTGAC